AAGAGGTGAATTGGCGGCAACAACAGTAGGTAATTATGCTTTATTTGGCGGTGGACGTGCTGGTGCAAACACAAGTGATGTTACAACGCGAGTGGATGCCTACGATACAAATCTTACAAGAACTACACCTACAGCCTTATCAAAAGCAAGAGGTGGTTTAAAGGCAACGACAATTGGTAATTATGCTTTATTTGGCGGTGGTTCTGATGGTTCAAATAAAGCCTTAACAACAGTTGATGCATATAATACAACACTTACCAGAACTATTCCAACTGCATTCTCGACAGCAAAAAAAGGTGGCTTTGATGCAACTCATATTGGTGATTATGCGTTATTCGGCGGTGGTTATGATGCTTCAAATAAAGAACAGACAACGATTGATGTGTATGACGCAAATCTTACAAGAATAACTCCTATCGAATTATCCGATGCAAGAACAGGGCTGGCGGCAACAAATGTCGGTAATTACGCATTGTTTGGCGGGGGTGTATATGATTATTTTTCTAAAAAAGCGGTAGTAGACGCCTATGATACAAATCTTACAAGAACTACACCTACAGCCTTATCAAAAGCAAGAAGCGGCTTAAATGCCACAACAGTGGGTAATTATGCTTTATTTAGCGGTGGAGATGCTGGTGCCGTAGTTGATGCTTATGATACAAGCCTTACAAGAATAATACCAGACGCATTATCCGATGCAAGAAGGCTTCTTGCGACGACAAATATAAATAATTACGCATTGTTTGGTGGTGGTATTTTGTCAAATAGTAGCGCAGTAGTCGATGCATATGACACAAATCTTACAAAAACTATTCCTACGCCATTGTCTGCGGCAAGATATGAATTAGCGGCAACAAGTGTTGGCAAGTATGCTATATTCGCAGGTGGTAGTGCAAAATTTGCAACGGTAGACGTTTACACCGTCGCATAAAATTAAAATAAAAAAGGAGAAATCTTTATGAAATACGCAATTTGGAACAAACAAGACACAATCTATACGCCGTCGGGCGAAGAGTTCACGGCAGAGCAATGGAAAGATCGCTATAAATGGGCGAAACTTCCACGAGCGAAAGCCGTAGTCGCCGGCGGGCTTTTCAACGGCGCGTTTATGGCTGAACTCGAGCAGTTCAAAGAGTATTACAAGAAACAAGGCGCTACGATTACGGACGATATGACCGACGAGCAAGTACTTGCGGCGGCAGAGGCTTGGGATAACAGAACCGTCGAGCAGGAACCGACTTCCGAAGAGCGAATCGCGGCGGCACTTGAATTTCAGAATCTGAACAGTTTGGAGGGCTAAAACAATGACATACGATATAATTAAAAAGAATTTCGATAAGAAACTTTGGAACGAAAAAATGGTCGCCGTTGCGGTCAGAAAAGGCGTTATAACCGCCGAACAGTACAAACAGATTACGGGCAAGGATTATACTGCTCTGTAATAACAACACTTGTAAAGGGGCATTATATCTGAATAATACCCCTTTCTTTTTTATCGAGGAATAGAGTATGGCTTATCATATCGACGTGACAGGCACGAGCGGGAATATCACGCAAATACAATACGATAGATTAAAAGCCGACGCGGACAGTTACGTAATATTACGCACTAACGACGGCGTTGTAAGACAGTTGAATTTTGCTTTGGAAAGAGCAAACGTTTTGCTGTATTCAAAAATCCACGGACAGAACTCGATGATTGTCGAAGTTAATCCGAATTTATCGTATAATTTTCGTACCGTAACGATAGAAACCACAGAAAATAAAACGGAAACGATAACCGCCGATTCGACTACAACGGAGTACCCGACTGCGAAAACCGCATTTGAGTATATCAATTCGGTTGTGGGTATTTCAACATATCTTTTAACGGTAGACGCGTCGAATATCAATCAAAATCCGAGCAATCCGACAAAGATTACGAGGTTTACGCCGATACAACTAAAATTTACTGCAAAACAGGGCTATTATCTGCCCGACGATATAACCGTTACGAACGCAACAAGCGTGTGGGATAAGTTGACAGGGACATTAACTATAAGCGAGCCTACAAACAACGTAAGCGTCACGATTTCGGGTGTACCGATGACTTATTCGATTTCGACGAATTTAACGAACGTAACTGCAGTTGCGGGCAATGCTACGAGTATTAAGACCGACGAAACCAAGGTCCTGAAATTTACGACAGAGCCGGGCTGGTCTTTACCCGACACCGTAACGGTCGAAAACGCAATCGGCGTGTGGGATAAAAATTCAGGCTCATTGGTATTGACAAAACCGACAGGAAGTGTTACAATAACATTAGTCGGAACGCTTACCGTCTATTCGATTATTGTTGTCGCGTCACATATCACGCAAGTTTCGGGCAATCCTACGACGATTACGAAAGGTCAAACACAAGTCTTGCGGTTCAATACTGTTACAGGATATAATTATCCCGACAATATAACAGTCACGGGAGCGGTCAGCAGTTCGTGGGAAAAGTCCACAGGTGCTTTGACGTTAGTAGGCGGAACGGGAAATATTTCGGTAAATATTTCGGGTAGCCCGCAATCGTATAAAATTACTACGAATCTCACGAATGTGACTGCAAATGCAAGCAATCCGAAAGTTATATACAGAGATTCTTCGGTGACATTGAAGTTTACGGCAAGCGACGGATATGAGTTGCCTATAAATATTCCTAAAGCGACGAATATCGGCAGTCAGACGTGGGATAGAATTACAGGCACGTTAAAATTATTTAATCCTACGGCAGACGTTACGGTTACGCTAAGCGGTGTTATCGATTATGTTGAAAAATACACTTCGGTAACTTTAACTCTATCTCAGGCAAAATACAACTTAGCGTCAACTTCAGTCGGCAATTATGCGTTGTTCGGCGGTGGTACCGGCGATAGTATAAGCGATACAGTAGACGCATACGACGTAAGTTTTACAAAAACGATCCCGACTGCATTATCCGTTGCGAGATATAGTTTAGCGGCAACAAAAATAGGGAATTACGCTCTGTTTGGCGGCGGTTATAACGGTAATGCAACTAATGCGGTCGATGCATATAATACAAGCCTTACAAAAACCACACCTACGGCATTATCCTCGGCGAGATACAGTTTATCTGCAACGAACGTTGGAAATTATGCTTTATTTGCGGGCGGAAGCGGAAACAGCGATGTAGTCGATGCATACGATACAAGCCTTACAAGGACTATTCCCACGGCATTGTCTGTGCCAAAATTTGTTATGGCGGCAACAACAATCGGAGATCATGCTCTGTTTGGTGGCGGTCGAAGCAGACGAACAACAAGTGCTGTGGTTGACGCATATAATTCAAGTCTTACTAAAATTATTCCACCCGAATTATCCGTTGCAAGAGTTGAACTTGCGGCGACCTCAGTCGGTAATCACGCATTATTCGGCGGGGGAAACAAAGGCGACGATCAAAACGTAGTAGACGCGTATGATGTAAGTCTTACAAAAACTATTCCTATGCAATTATCCGTTGCAAGGAGCAGTTTGGCGGCTACAACGGCAGGCAATCATGCGTTATTTGGCGGTGGCGGCGGCGTAGGAGTTGCAACGCATAGCAATGTGGTAGACGCATACGATATGAGCCTTACAAGGACTATCCCGACCGAATTATCTACGGCAAGACCTGATTTAGCCGCAACGTCGATTAATAATTACGCATTATTTGGCGGTGGCGGAAGTACAAGTCAAAATGCTTCTAACGGCATAGATATATACGAATCGAAATTTATATACGATTCCGTTTTTGCAAATAACAGTTGGGCGACGATTGCTATGGCATTTAAATTTGGAATTGCACGCAAAGTATGGTCCGTAGGTGATACAAAAACTATAACTTCTAAGAGTGGAAAGCAATACACAATTCGTATTGCAGATATGCAGTCAGGCAGATATGCTTACGCAGACGGAAGCGGTAGTTCAAATGGCGTATTAGAATTTGCTGAATGTATAGATTTGAACGGAACAAATACCTTTGTAATAAATGCATCCGGTTCGGACGTTGGCGGGTTTGCTTCAAGCGATATAAGAAATACTACTTTGCCAAACATTTTAGCCGACTTACCCGATGATATGCAAGCGGCTATGGGTGAGGTAAATGTCTTAAGCGGAACAGGCTCGGGAACAACAAGCGGAACAAGTTCGAGTGCGAATAAATTGTTCTTACCTGCTGAAATGGAAATGTTTGACGCAAAACACAATTCTATCGGTCTTGAAGAGTGTCCCTTAGGTCAGTTTGATTATTATAAGACACATAATACAGATGCTGATAGAATTAAGAAAACGACGGGAACAACTTCCTCTCAAGTTTGGTGGCTTCGTAGTCCGAGTTCGGGATACTTTGGATATTGGTGTGATATTACTGTTAATGGTTATGATAATGACGATTATGTCGGTTGGGCTGCCGGCGTTTCCCCGATTTTCGCAATATAAAAGAGGTAAATTATGAGTAAAAATTTAGCAATCGATGGCGAGATTTGCGAAAATGTTTCCACAATCCAAGCCTACGATACCGATAAAGACGAGTATGTGTCGTTCGTTGATACTTCGGACGGCACAGCCACCGCGAATGACCTTGTAGAAAACAAAATCGCATACGTAGACGGCAAAAGACTTGTCGGTACGGGCGCGGGCATTGGCGGGTATCACATAACGCTTACGGCTGAATCGGGTTCGGTTACTCAGGAGCAGTACGATAAATTGCAGAACGATCCGAGCAGTTATATCGTAATGCGGATTGGCGATAACGTAAAAGAATTGGATTTTGCGATTAAGTCCGCAACGGGCGTTTTGGAATTTACCAAAGTATACGATCAGGCTTCGTTTAAATGCGCAATAAACGCCGATTTAAGTTACAGTTGCTCTAAAATATTGCTCGAGGCTGTAGCAAACAAAACGCAAAGTTTGTCTGTGAGTTCGACAGAAGAACAGTACCCGTCGGCAAAATCCGTTTATAATTACGTAGACGCAATGATTACCGCCGTATTGAATACAGAGGTGTAATATGGGGAAAAATAACAACTTACAAGATTTTATTGTGGATTTGAGCGAGGGGATAAAGCAAAAGAAAGGCTATCCCGCAAGTCAAAAAATTAATCCGCAAAATTTCAGGTCCGAAATAGCAAGTATTCAGACCGGCGACGACACTTCGGGCGATACGGCAGTTGCAAGCGATATATTAAGCGGCAAAACGGCACACGCAAGAGGTATAAAATTAACAGGCTCAATCGAAACCTATGACGGCACGTTCGTAACAAATACTCATAAAATAATTACGAATCTTACTAATATGGTTGCCGATCCATCTAACGCAACAACAATTAAGGCGGGAGAGAGTGTAACTTTAAAGTTTATTCCTACCGGAGATCATATTTATCCTTATAGCGTAACGGTTACGGGAGCGACAAGTCAATATAATAACCAAAACGGATATGTGTATCTCAGTAATGCGACTTCGGATGTAACTATAACTCTTAACGCGACAGAAGTAGGGATTTTAGGCGGTTCTAAAATTACATTCAACAGCAGACCTGCCGCGCCTTCTTCTAATGTGGGTTTCTATATTAATGACTCAACAGTGCAGATGACGAATGAAGCATACTCAAGTTATCATATTACGCATATTTCATGCGATAAAGGCACAGGACTTTTAAGATATGATACAGATAAAGGAAATTTAGGTGTAAACGGGATAGTATATTCCGTGTCCGGAGTTATCGATGAAGATACCGGCAAGACTTATGCGGCTTACGAATGGATAGTCCCTGCGGCAAAAGAACTTAAAGTGCTTTACGCTTCATTGGCAATAGATCAGTCAGACCTTAATTGGTTAAAAGCAAATGCAACAATTACTAAACTGTAATTGCAGATAGGAGTTTTATAAAAAATGAACATTGAATTAAAAGACAAAAACGGGATAACCCTAAAAACTGCGGGCAAATACTGTTCCTCAGATGTGGGTGTTATTCCTAAACTGCAATCGAAAAGCGTTGCTACAAACGGAAGTGTTGTTGCAGACGAGGGCTATTGTGGTTTGGATTCGGTTACAGTGGCTGTTCCTGCAACGCCTACGCAAGAAAAAACGGTCGATTTGGCGATGGCTTCGGGTAATCAGATTATATCGCCTGACGCGGGGAAAAATCTGTCAAAAGTAACCGTAACAAAACCCTCGACTTTAGTTGCGGGGAATATCAAAACGGGCGTTTCTATCGGTGGTGTAACAGGCACACTCGAAGCAAAAAAAGACGAAGAGGCGAAAACCGTTGACCTTGCAATGGCTTCGGGCAATCAGACGATAACACCCACAAGCGGAAAAGTCCTTTCTCAAGTCGTAGTGAAGAAGCCCGCGACCTTAATTGCAGGGAATATTAAGAAAGATGTAAATATCGGTGGTGTTACGGGAACACTCGAGCCTCAGACAGCCCCGAAACTTCAAACTAAAATTGTCACGCCGACCAAATCTCAGCAGACTGTAAGTCCCGATAGCGGATATGACGGATTGTCAGGCGTTACGGTTAATGCAATACCTGATAATTATGTAATTCCAACAGGAACTGTTGATATTACGGCGAACGGTACACACGACGTGTCGGGGAAAGCGAGCGTAAATGTAAACGTACCCGGCAAAGAAGAACAAACAAAAAGCGTAACGATTACCGCTAACGGCACTGTAAAGATTACGCCTGACGCAGGGAAAACTCTTTCTGAGGTTACGGTAATAACGGCTGTTGAAAGCGAAAAGCCTATTTTAAATGCTCCGACGATTGCAATAAACGATAAAACTCTTACGATTACAAACCCTGCTACCAACGGAAACTTTGTAACTTCTTATATGATTTTTAACGGTTCAGCGGAGTTAGCCGTTGTAACAAGCAAAACCGTTTACCTTTCGACTTTACTCACGGAAACGGGTACATACTCGATAACGGTCAAAGCAAGTGCACCGAATTTCAATAATAGTGCGGCGAGTAATGCAGTGAGTTATGAAGTAGCGGCGGCGTGGTATAATGTAACTGTTACTGCTGAAAATTACGATTTTAATATTTATGACGGACAATCGACATCGGGTACAAAATTAGGAAGTCTAAATGGTGGCGGTGATTCTATAACTGTTGTATGTACTTCAGGATATTTATATTTTAGCACCAGTGCCGCCTACGGTAGCATAACGTCTGTAACAGGCGGCGTAACGATTGTTAATGATTACACGGTAAAAGTGACGGGCGATGGTACGGTTTCGGCAAATTATTCGTGTATGATTGAAGGTACTCAAATTACACTCGCAGACGGAACAACAAAAGCAATCGAGGATATAACTTACGACGACGAACTACTTGTTTGGAACTTCTATGCGGGCAGATTCGATAAAGCAAAACCGAGTTGGATAAAAGTCGAAGAAACTGCCCCGAGATATAACCTTGTTAAATTCTCAAATGGTTCGGAAGTCGGCTTTGTCGGTGCAGGCGGGGAGAAAGGCTATCACCGTATCTTTAACAAAGAAGCGGGTGCATTTACCTATACGGGTAATCTCAAAGAAACACCAAACGGAACTACTACATTTGCACAAGATGAAACATTCCCGACAGTCATTTCGCAGGAAGTTATCGAAAAATCTGTTAAGTACTACAACGTTATTACCGATAAACACTACAACCTCTTCGCGAACGGTATTCTTACTTCGTGTAAGTTGAGCAACAAGTATCGCATAGAAGATATGAGATATATTGGTGAGAAACTTATAAGCGAAGAAGAGGAAAAGGTAATTTGGGAAGAAAAAAATAAATTACGCAAATGAAAGTAAGGCTTGCAATAACTTACATATTTAACTTAATAGACCTTATCGCCACAATTTATTTAGTCAACCTGTTCGGGTTATCCGTCGAGGGTAATCCGATAGGGCGGTGGCTCATACGGACAAATCTCGTTTATCCGTTCAAAATCGGACTTGTGGGCGGATTATTGTTGACGATAGGGCTATTAAGTAAGATAAACAAAAAAGCGGCAAATATAGGCTCGTGGGTGCTTCTCATTGCGTTTTCTGCTCTCGTTTTATATCAAGCAATTACTTTGTCGAAAATATTTTTATGAAAATTCTCATAAACCTATTGACAAACGAAAAATAAGTGGTATAATATATGTAAAGGGGGCGGAAAAATGAAAATAAAACGGTTTGAAAATGTATGGATAATGGGTTTAATCCTTAGCGGAGCGATACTGCTTTTCTTATATATTCTCAAATTGATTTTTCCGTCATTTGTTATTGAAACCGCCCAAAACGAACAAATTTGTAAAATCGGGCGTTATATAGATACGCATAAGTGGGCGTGGTACTTGGCAAGTTCGATATTATCGTTTACGCTGTACTATTTGTCTTGTTGTGCGTGTTGCAGAAAGAAAAGATTATCCACAAAAGAAATGCTGATAATCTGTGCGGCTATTCTGTTTGGTTACGCGATAAAAGAAATTCCTCCTCAATATTATGTGGCAATCAATAACATTTTAATGATTGTATTGCCATGTATAATGAAAGCCGAATTGTTTCCGACAACAGTTGTGTATTCTTCGGTTAATTTATTACAAGTTTTTACTCTTGAGGTACGCAATATCAAAAGTATGATAGCGGATTACAATTTTGCAACGCTTCTGATATTGATGATAGATGTGTATATATTTGAAGCGTTGTTGTACTTCGCTTTCAATTATAGAAAAAATAATGATAAGGAGAATAAGTAAAATGGGAATTTTAGGTTTGCCGCTTTACGGCACAGACTTAGGCGTTGCAATTGAAGCCACTGAAAAATTGCTTGCAAAAATTAAATCGGGTAAGTACGATAAGGAAACCTTGATCGAACTTGCAAAAGCAAATACCGAGATTATCTCTTATGCAGTTCAGCACGAAGATTAAACTAAAGAATACGGTAATAGCGATAATCTTTGCGGTTATCGCTATTATTATACCTGCATATATCTTAAATAAGTGGTTTGAGGCGGTTTTCTTTTTCATATGTCATTGGATTATTCGCAATCAATTTAAGTATCAATATCACTGTCCGACGCATGCTCAATGCCGAATAGTGACGACGGTGATATTTGTTGTGGGTATGGCAATTATTATTCCGATACGGTTCAGTTTGCTTTCGATTATATTTCTTTGTTACACAATCGCATATGTCGGGCAATTACAAAAACGATATAATACGAGTGTAGTAAAATTGGAACGGCTGACTGCGCCGAAACTGTTTGATTGCGAAACGTGTAGCGAATCCGAACTGATGGAGCGTTGCAACGAATTGCGTTTAAGTAAAGACAATAAGCAACTCGCAATTGATTTCTTTATACATAAGACAAAGCAAAGCGTTATTGCCGATCAATTGTGTATTAATGAAAAGTCGGTTCAGATACGAAAGAAGCGACTAAAAGAAAAATTAAATACAAAATAATAGGTTTGTATCCCTTTTGTGGGTGTACAGACCTATTATTTTGTGCTAAATTATAGTCGAAAATAAAATGAAAGGAGCGAATGTGCAATGTATTACGGAAACAACTTCGGCAATCCTATGCCGGGAATGCAACCGACGCAAGTACCTAACTACAATCCTTATAATTTTTATAACAATTATCAGCAACCGCAACAGCAATCTCAACAGCCCAAAATAAATACCAATAAGATATTTGTAAGCGGCATAGAGGACGTAAAAATGCGTATGCTCGATCCGAACAGCGACTATATATTCTTTGATAACGACAAATCTATGATATATCGCAAAGTGGTCGACGGGACAGGGCATTTCGATGTAAAGGCTTATGACGTAATTGAGCATAAAGAAGCCGAAAAAACGCCCGCAGAAGCACAAAGCATAAATCCGCGAGATTTCGTTCGCAAAGAAGAATTTGAGGCTCTACAGGCGAAATTAAACACGCTAATGAATAAAATCGAACAACAGTCGGAGGTAAAACCAAATGACGGCGTTGGATTATAATATGGAAATGCAGAAAATAAAAGATCTTAAACTTAAAATTACGGATTTGAACGAGCAAATTGATAAGTTAGAGCAAGAAAATGCCAAGTTAAAATGCTCGTTAGAGTTATTTAAGCAATTTGTGAACGGAGATAAATAATATGAATATTTTAAACAGCGGAATGCCGCAAATGAATATGTCGAATTTGCCCCCGCGACTTATGCAAAGTATACAGCAGTTAAAGCAAATGCAGGCAATGTGCAACGGGGATATAAATACACTCGTTCAGCGGGTTGTGGCTAAAAATCCACAAATGGCTCAGGCAATGCAAATGGTTCAGGGACAGAACCCTGAAGCACTTGTAAAGCAAATGTGCAAACAAAAAGGGATAGATTTTAACGCTTTAATGCAAGCGTTAAAAGGTTAATCGGGTTTCAAAATCAAGACGCGCGGTGATTTTTGAAATAATATATAATAAGGAGAAAATCAAAACTATGGATGGTTCTTCCGGAATTACTCCCGTAATGCCCTTAGGCGGTAATTATTCGGGATTCGGTGGTTCAGATTCGGGCTTATGGTTGTTTGCTCTTCTCATACTGTTCGGTATGGGCGGCTTCGGCGGCTTTGGAGCGAACAGAGGTGCTTATGACGGCTTTATGACCGACAGACCTGCTACTGCAAACGACGTAACTCAGGCATCGAACTTCGCCGCATTGGAAAGACAGAACAATGAAGGTGTGGCGGCAACTCGTCAGGTCGGATATGACTTGCAGACGGCAATCAAAGACGCAAACTACAACACGCTCGGCGAACTTCGCGATTTGGAAGCGGCGGTCGCGGAGGGTACTGCGCAGGCTCAACAGTGCTTGAAAAACTTTTTCTTTAAAGTCAGGAGAAAGTTTTGCAAAAATGCAGTAGGCACTTACGCGGGGTAACTCGCGTTGGCAATCGGGTGAATTGCTGGAAGGCTAAGTTCATAAAATTATGAATATGTTAATCAGCAACCAAGTCGTGGGAATTCCGATAAAAGTACCACGAAAGGCTCAACGACTAACGAGTGAGGACGGAACACCAATAATCTCGACAAGAGTTCCCGACTCCTATTATTAAAAATAGGATGAAGATATAGTCTGAACTTATAGGAAACTATAAGAAGTATAAGATAAAGCACTTATACGATAACACAATGGCTGCACTACGCTCAGATCGATCGATAACCTGTCCTATCAAGGTGCTATCAATACTTCGGCTATCAACGCGAACACTACGGCGGGGATTCAAAAAGTTCTCGACGCAATCTCGCAGGACAGAATCGCTCAGATGCAGAGCAAAATTAACCAACTTGAACTTCAGCAGGCAGTTGCAGGTGTCGTAAGATACCCTATGACTTATACGTACAGTGCCGGTCCCTCTCCGTTCTGTGGAACAGGTTGCGGCTGTAGCGGAGCAAGTTACTAATATCGGCTGAATTGAGCCACTAACGTCTAAATAAAGGGTAAGTGGCTTGTAATAAGTTGCTTACCCTTTATCAATAAAAGGAGATAAATTTATGAGCAGAAAATCTTATGTAAAAACCGTAAATGCCAACGCGACTTCGGTTTTAGCGAACAGCATAGTGCCTATCGGTGCGACTTTAACCACAGGCTATAACCGTTGCAATATCGAACGCGTAGGTAACAGTGTAGTGATTTACGATCGTTGTCCGAACGGATATAAAATTACTGCGAACGTTACGCTTACCGCGCCCGTTGCCGGAGTTGTTCAACTTTTGATGCAACAGAACGGCGCGACAATAACCGGCGCGACCGCTTCGACTACGATTACTACCGCGACAACTGAAGTGAGAACTCTTTCGTTCAGTACGATAATAAAGGCAACGAGCGGCTGTACGAATGACGTAATTACGCTTATAACGGGACCGCTTGCAATCACTACGAGCAACGTCGAATTTGACGTAGAAAGTCTGTAAGGTGACGATATGAATTTTGGAGAGCAACTGTCATTTATAGATATAGTGTCGATTTTATCGTTTTTTATCGGACTTGAAAATCTTAGTGTGAATAAAGTTCAGATGAACGACATAATGCAGGAATTGCAAAGCAACCAAAACGGAATGCTCTCCAAAATCATAGAGCAAAACGAGCAGATTATTCAAATGTTAAAGGAGATGCGCAATGATTGAAGTATTTAACGAAATAAGCAACAGAATGGTAAAAAGTATGATGTTTTACAGTGAAATGGCTGACGCTTTCGACTTTCTGTCCTTACACGGCTTAAAACGGGTAATGGAAACTATGCATATAGAAACCGCTTGCGCTCGCAGAGGCTTACATCGTTACGCTTTAAACCATTTAAACAAACTAATCGACGAAGGAAACATAACGGTAGAACATTACATCGATTCGTCGTGGTTCGGTCACGTTCGCGCCGATGTAGATCCGACCACCCGGAAAAATTATCTTATAAGCGCAATGTCAAAATGGGTTGCGTGGGAAACCGAAACGAAACGTTATTATGAAGAACGTTTTAAAAAGTTGACCGACAATTCAAAAATTGCGGAAGCGGATAAGATAAACGAACTTATTCTCTGTATTGATAAGGAATTGAAATATTCCACAAGGAAAATGCTTGACTATAAGGGCGTGAATTACGACGCATATTACGTAATGTACGATCAAAAAGAACTGCACGAGGAATACGAAAAGCGTTTAAAAGACGGATTCAAAATCGAAATGTGCTAAAATAATTCACGAAAAGTCTTGACAACTCAACTCAAATGATATATAATTTGTTTGAGGTGGCAGTATGACCGAATTTGAAACGTCCCCGAAATTTGTAACTCCCGATGATTTTTTCAATTATACGGGCAGAGATTTACGGGCGATATTAAAACCTAACGATAATATATCGAACAGCGCGGAACTGTTTCTGAAAAATATAGAGGACGATTTAATGTTTCGTGTGGATAAACTGTCTTTCAGGCTTTATCCGTGGGATAATTTGTGTCAGTATCAATTAGACTGTATGAAACGCGCCGTAATAAAGCAAGCGGAATACGTCTTAAGAAACAGCGACATTATGACCGATTCGGGTTACGACATAGAAAAAGGCAGGATAATTTCCCGCGCCGAACTCGAAGAGATCGCATTGTGTCCCGCCACGATAGACGCTCTCAATGCGTGTGGACTTTTGAACCACGTTATTCGTAACCATCCGAGGTTCCCTCGCACGATTTAAAAAAAATAAAATATTTTTAAAATATTGTCAACAAACGCTTGACAATATTTTTTTTATATGTTAAAATCCAATCACAAGGCAGGTGAAAAGGAATGTTGAACATTAGAAAACTCAGAGGGAAAACCGGAATGTCACAACAAGAAGTGGCTGACATACTCGGGGTTTCGCGATCCTCGGTAATGTTTTGGGAAAGTCCGATATGTAAAAATTTATCGGCAAGTGTGCAAAGCAAACTGTGCAAATTGTTTAAATGCACAGCGATAGACTTGTACGGTATGGATAATCTGAAAGTTCAGCCGACCTCGAACGAAGAAAGGCAGAGAATGATAGATTATATCCTTGCAACAATGGAGAATAACGATGGCGACGGTAAAGAATGAAATCAAAGAAATTAAAGCAATTTTAAAAGAACTCGACCAAAACTCCGCGCATAAAGCGAAACTGTACGAGAAGTTAAAGGAACAGATAGGGACTATAAAGATGGGCGTATCGAAAGTCAACGTATTCTTTGACTCGGCAAACGGAAATTTTGGTGTAAAAGTCGAGTATACAGTTCCGGCAGAAACAGTTTATGTAACGAACGAGGGCGAAGTGCTTGCAAGCGGCAGATTTAAAAATATTAATGCGCTCGATATGATTTCATTTACGGATATGGAAAAGATTCAGTCGGCGATTAATACGGCATTAAAAAAGACAAGCAATAAATAAAGTGTGGAAATAGAATATGCTGTCAAAAAATTTTTAAAGGAGAAATTTATGACGGCGAAAAGTAAATTCGGAGAGGAGTTTAAGAGGCTCGTTATCGAAAAGGGTTTAACGCTTAAGGAATTATCGGAGCGTTCGGGATTGTCTGTGGCGCAGTTATCGAATCTGCAGTCGGGACAATGCGAACCTACGGTGCAGACGATATATAAATTGTCCGAAGCATTAAATTCCGATTACGATAAATTATTCGATGCCTCGATAGAAAAAAGATGATCGATAAGAATTTAACGAAAGAGAATTACAAATATAATCATTATTATTTGTCATATTCTCGATTTTCAAAGTTTTTGGAATGTGAGGCGGCGGCGTTTTCGGATTATCAAACCGAGGCTTCAATTGCGTTCCTCGTAGGCTCGTATGTGGACGCTTATTTTAGCGGAGAGGCTGAGCAGTTCGAGCAGGACCATCCCGAAATGTTTAATAGCAGAACGGGAGAACTGAAAAAGGATTTTTCCCGGGCAAACGATATAATTTATAGAATAGCGCAAGATTCTACGCTTATGCACTTTATGAGCGGCGAAAAGCAGGTTATAATGTCGGGTGAAATTTGCAATGTGCCTTTTAAAATCAAAATGGACTCGTATCTCAAAGACGAGGCGATAGTCGATTTGAAGATTATGAAAGACTTCGGGAAAGTTTGGTCGGACGCGTACAGAGCGTATATAAATTTCGTAGAGGCATACGACTACGATATCGAACTTGCGATATTTCAAGAAATCGTCAGACAGAATACGGGCAAAACGTTGCCTTGTTGTTTGGTCTGCGCAACAAAAGAAACACCGCCCGATATAGGCTTGTTTGAAATCCCACAAGAGAAGTTAGACAAGGCTTTAGAAACAGTAAAAAATAATTTGCCGAGATATTTACAGATACGGCAAGGGAAAGTCGCGCCGCATCGTTGCGAAAAATGCGCGTATTGCAGAGCGACGAAAAAGGCGAGATTGATAAGTTACGAATATGCCGGAATGAGCGGTGATGAACTTCGCGAAGAGGGTATAGAATGTAACGACGAAAAGGTTAAACCCGAAGAATATTCGGATAACAAATAATAGGGAGGGCAGAATTTATGCACTGGAAAAATTTAGCAAACTATGATTATCTTGGAGCGTATTCGCTCGAGGGTAAAGCAGATGAAGTTGTTCTTACGATTAAGGACATCAAGCGTCAACTCGTAACAGCCGAGGGCGGGAAAAGCGAAAATTGCATTGTAGCAAGTTTCGAGGAAACGAACGTGGACGGCGTAGAAGTAAAACCTATGGTTTTGAATAAAACGAATTGCAAGACTATAGAAAAGATTTACAAGACGGGCGAAATCGAGAATTGGATCGGTAAAAAAATTAAAGTTTTTGCGACCACGACGAAATTTGCTCGCGACATCGTACCTTGCTTAAGAATTAAAGCAGAAGTCCCTGCGGCAGAAGTGTACGCTTGCGAAGTATGCGGAACGGTTATGGATAAAAAGACCTATCTCGCAACGAAGAAAGCATACGGCGCGGGCGTATGTTCGGCTGACTGCAAGGCGAAGTTTTTAAGCGAAAAAAGCAACGAAACAAATAAAGAAACAAAAGGAGAATAATCAAATATGTTGCATTTTGACGGAAAAGTAGAAAACAAAGAATACGAACTTATCACAGACGGCGATTACGAGGTAACACTCGAAGCGGAATGGGCGAAAACGAAAAGCGGCGATCAGTATATAAACTGCAAGTTCACGATTCGTAAAGACATAGACCAAAAATTCGGCGGTAGAATTATTTTCGACGGTATTTACAAAAACAAAACCACAGGCGAATATAATTCCTCGAAGATAAACGGAATCCTTAATGCAATTCCTGCGGCAAAGCAAGACTTTGAAGATTACGACGATCTTATTCAGTACATTAACGGACAGAATATGATTATATCGATCGTAACGCAAGAGGCACAAGGCGATTACCCGGCAAAGAGTGTTGTGGATTATCTTTCTTACAGAATGTCCGAAAACATTCCGCAGGGAACGAAAGATACAACTTCCGAAGAAGTCGACGTAGATTCTCTTCCTTTCTAATTATGGAAGAGGTATGGTTAGATATTCCCGATTACGAGGGGATATATCAGGCAAGCAATTTAGGAAGAATTAGGACCGCACCTAATAAAACCACCTATACCGAATTAAGAGGTGTACGCCATTGGAAAACTCGAATATTAAAATATAGAGGACAAAATTATAAAACGGGATTTAGAGTTTCTTTATGGAAAGATGGTAAACAAAAAGATTGGTTAGTCGCTCGATTGGTGGCTATAACATTTTTGGGGATGCCGACCGAAAATAAAAACACTGTAAATCATATAGACGGGAATCGCTTTAATAATAAAATCGAAAATTTAGAATGGTTAAGTTTAGCGGATAACATTAGGCATGCCTTTGATTCAGGGTTGATGCCATATCCTAAAATTAGATTATATAATGCTAATACTGATAAAACTTTTCGTTCAAAAACTTCAGCCTGTGAATTTTTAGGCAAAAGTCATAAATATATTTATAATTGTTTACGATATTCCCGTCCTATAATGAATAAATATGGAGAACAATTTTTTGTTGAAGTATTAGACAATTAAAAAACAATCAAGCCCATGACAAATGGTTGTGGGCTTTTATAGGCGGCGAGAGAGGGTTTCCACAACACACAGCATATTCCCCTCGGCTCAATACGGTTCAATTCCGTAGCCGCCTTCCAATAAAAAATTTGGTGGGCGAATTATGGACTTATTTGCATTACAAGAAAAATATAAAAGCGTTCCGAATGAACTAAAAACACTTAAGCGTTGGATTTGTTTTAAAGTTGAGGGGAGAGAGGACGGAAAGACAACAAAACGCCCGTATAATGCGTTAAACGGTAAGTTTGCAAGGGTTAATGACGATTTGACATGGAGCAACTTTAATATAGCGTTAAACGGTTGTATTAAATATCATTGCGACGGATTAGGCTTTGTCCTTGGTAACGGTATATTTGGCATCGATCTCGATAATCACGCAGATAAAGACGGAAACATTGCAATGAACGACGAAGAGTTTAAAACCTTTTCCGAGCAGTTTATTTCCGCGCTTGATTCGTATACCGAGTATTCACAGAGCGGGAAAGGTGTACATATAATCTGCTCGGGGACATTGCCTGAGGGTAGCCGTAGAAAAGGTTGCGTCGAAATGTACGATTCGGGACGGTTTTTCGCGTTTACGGGTAACGTTATCCGAAATACCACAATCAACGACCGCACCGAACAAGTAAAGCCTTTGTGGGAAAAGTTCGTACAATCGGAATATCAGGCAAATCGTCCTACGATACAGCCTCGTCAGCCGAACCCAAACGCTTTAATGTTATCCGACGACGAAATAATCAAAGCCGCATATGCGAGTAAAGGCGGAGAAAAGTTTTACGCGTATTATCACGACGGCGATATTTCCATGGACAACAACGATCAAAGCGCGGCGGATATGTCGTTCTGCAATCTTTTAGCGTGGTGGTGCAACTCCGATAAGGCTCAAATGGATAGAATATTCCGTAGTTCGGCTTTAATGCGCGATAAATGGGATCAATACAGAGGAAGTCAGACTTACGGCGAAATAACGCTTACAAAGGCGATTGCGGACTGTGTTGGCGGGTATGCTTGCGACAGATCGTTTGCAAACGGTGATACTAACGGATTAACACCGCAAAGGAATTATACGATACGAAATGAGGTTGCGTCTGCGACTAAAGATAACGGAATGAATCTTAATGCGGATGGAGAGCCTATATTCAGAATTAAAAAGATTTTCAGACATTACACATTAACCGATACGGGAAACGCCGAAAGATTTTATGATTATTTCGGAGATTGCTTTAAGTACAACACGACCGACGAATGCTTTATGTTTTGGACGGGCAAAACATGGATAAAAGACAACGGAGATATTATTATTCGTAAGTATGCGGATAAAATGATTTCGATATTACAGTCGGAAGAGGACGAAGTAGCCGGGCAGATAGAAGAAGCCAAAAGACAAGGCGAAAACGAGAAAGCGGCGCAGTACACCGTATTGCTTGCCGAAATGATAAAAAACAAAAAGAAAATCTCGAATAAATCCGGGAAAGATTCAATGCTTTCCGAATTACGGCATATAAAGAAAATGGCTGTAGAAAACTCAATCTTCGACCAAGACCTTTATTTGCTTAATACGGATTCGGGGGTTGTGGATTTGCGGACAGGCGAAATAAAGCCGTTTGATAAAGAGTTTTACATGTCGAAAAATACGAATACGGAAGTTTCGTTTGAAGAACCGACGGAATGGCTTAAATTTATTCGTAGCGTATTTGATTGTAGCAATATCGTCGAAACCGAAGAAATCGTAGATTCTATTCAGACGTTTTTAGGATATTCTTTGTCGGGTTCTACAAAAGAGCAAGTAATGTTTATGCTTTACGGCGACGGCTCAAACGGTAAATCGACTTTAACAGAGCAAATCGCAAGGATTTTAGGCGATTATGCGACAAGTATTCCGAGTAGCGTTTTAATGTCGCAAAAGAACGGAAATTCGGTTGCGGTTGAGTATTCTTTGGCAAGACTTCGCGGCGTAAGATTTGTTGCTACCGGCGAAACGGACGAGGGCGCAAAGTTTGCAGAATCGCAAGTCAAGATCATAACGGGTAGCGATAAGATACAGGCTCAGTTTAAATACGGTCAGCCGTTCACTTATTATCCACACTATAAGATATGGATGTCGACGAATAACTTGCCGAATATAAAAGGTACGGATAACGGTATTTGGCGTAGATTGGAAACCGTTCCGTTTTTGCGGACTTTTACCGATAAAGAAAAAGACAAATTTCTGCCCGAAAAACTCGAAAAAGAAAGCGCGAAGATTCTCGGCTGGTGCATACAAGGCTTTATGAAGTATTGGCAATTAGGCAACTTTATTCGTTGTCCGAGATTGCAGGAACTGAAAGACAGATATAAATATAAAATGGATATGGTCGAGCAGTTTCTTGTCAATGAATGTACGTATGCAACAAACGCAAAAGTCGAGTGCAGAGAATTATATTCGCATTTCAAGTCGTGGTTTAAGAATAACACAGAATACGAAATGCGAGAAAGTATGTTCCGTGACAGACTTACCAAAAAAGGCATTAAGATTCAATCGATGTCGAATGGTGTTCGTATGTACGTCGGCATAAGACTTAACGGCGCAAACATAGGGGGACACGACATATGGTAAAATCAAAACAATTACAAGTCGGTAACGCGACTGAGGAACGGCTTGCCCGATATTTTCAGAGTAAGGGCTTTTGGGTTTATATTCTTCCAAAGAAAATCGGCGGGCAACCGTTCGACATCATTGCAGGACGAAACAGAGAGGCGTGGTTTGTCGACGCAAAGCACTTAGAAGCGAGCGAGGCATCGTTTGATTTTAAACGAATCGAGCCGAATCAGATAACTTCTATGAAAATGGCTACAGAATTTGCAAATTTATCCTACGTTGGATTTTTTATTTATTGGGAAAGAAAACCCGACGGATTCTTTTTTATGCCGTACAGGCTCTATAAAGCCTTAGAAAAAATCGGCAGAAAATCAGTGGGAATGGAGGAACTTGTATGGAAACCAATATTGGGAGAGAAATAGAAATAATAGATCCGACGCAAGAGATTTTGGATTGGGCAGAGAAATGGCTTACGCTGACAAATCCCGAATATACTCAGTTGAAACTCTTGGGGAAAGACAATCTCATAAAATGGCGCAGAGTTCCTGAAAAACTTTGCTTATATGCAAAACGCGGAAACAGATTAATATTGCCGTTCGGATTGCTAAAGGCTGTGTGGAAATTCTTTTACAAAAACGCTTTTAACGCAACGTTCAACAATGCCGGCGAAATCAGCATTGCAGACTGCAAGCCGACATTATCGTTATACGATTATCAGAAAAAGGCTGTAAACGCAATGTTAAAGGCAAAAGGCGGTGTTTTAGTGGCTCCCTGTGGATCCGGAAAGAGTCTGATGGGTATAGAAATCATTCGTCGCATAGGCAAAAAAGCGTTATGGTTGTGTTCTACAGGCGATTTGTTGCGACAAGCAAAAGCGGATATGGAAGAACTTTATCCGTCGATTAAGATAGGATTAACCACAGAGGGGAAACTTGAAATCGGCGAGGATGTAACGATTTCGACCGTTCAGACTTTGAGCAAAATTGATCCGTCGTATTATAAAAACGAGTTTGACGTTATTATTTGCGACGAGTGCGCTCACGTCTTTTCTGTTCCGTCGAAACTACAAATGTTTGGAAAGGTTCTGACAAGTATTCCCGCGCGATTCAAGTTCGGATTAACGGCGACACCGACAAGAAGCGGGGGAGCGGATCTTATCAGAGCAATGTACGCATATTTAGGTTGCGATAACAACGGTGAGTTCGCTCCCGCATATAAAGTCCCGAAAGAAGAAGTAAAGACGATTACGGCAATACAAGAGAAAGTCGAACTGTATAGCGGTTATGACGAAGTATCTCAAATGATGCAGATTTACGACACTTCGGGAATGATTGTCTATAACGACCTTATTAACGCTCTGTCGGAAGATAACGGCAGAACCGATAAGATTATCGAGAATATAATAAAATGCGACGCAGAGGGCAGAAAACAGGTCGTATTAACACTTCGAGTAGAGCATTGCAAAATCATTGCGGAGAAACTGCTCGAACGCGGAATAAATGCGGTTGTTTGTACCGGCGCAGTCACAGCAAAAAAAAGAAAAGAGATTCTGACGTGCAAAACGGATTGGAAAGTTTTGGTTGCGACTTATTCGTTACTGAAAGAGGGTGTTTCGATAAAAACTCTCGATACTCTGCACCTTGCAACGCCGATAAAAGAAAAGGCTATGATCGTTCAGTCTGTGGGACGAATCGAAAGATATATGGATAATAAAAAACAACCTATCGTATATGATTATGTGGATATAGATATTCCGTATTGCGTAAGAGCATACGACGTAAGACGCAGAGCGTTAAAATCAAGATTTTAAAGGACGGGTTTATGGATAAAGTATATAAAATCAAAGACACAGTAGACAACAATTTATTCGGCGAAATCGGCTATGACCTTATTCCGACGTTGGATTTGACGGTCGTAAAAGTCGTTCCGTTCGATTATGAACACGAACTTGTTCAGTATAAAATCAAGCAATTTTATAATAACCCTGAATGGCGAGATAAGTTTTATAAGCCAAACAAAAAGATATTTAAGGAACGTTTCGATTTAAGATATTCGAGGGACGGGCAGTTAAAACCCACGCCGACTTTTATTGAAATGATTACGAATTGGCAGTTGCTTATTGAATTGAAAGGCGACAGGTGGTTAGGATTTTCTACACTCGACACAAGCGATTCTTCGGTGTATTATAACAAAGATTTGCTCGATAAGTATTTCCCCGAAGAAATAGAAGAGTTAAAGAAACGCGACGTTTTAGAAGAAGTCGAGGTGACTTCGGATGCGGGATGATATATTTATACTTGATGAAAGAGGTAATAAACAATTATCACTTTCAAAACTAATCGGCGGCGGATATACAGACGCGTGGTTTACGAATTGCAGAGTGCGTTACAGATTATTTTGTGGCGCACGTTCCACAAAGAAATCCTATAATATAATAGGTTGCGAGCCGATTATAAAGATATTATCGGATCCGCGCAGAAATATTCTTATCGCGCGTCAAAACGATAGCGATAACAGACAGTCGACTTTTGAAAATATCACCGGGCGTATTATTGATCTCGGTTTAGAAAACAGTTTTAAGATTTCTAAAAACCCGCTCACAATCGAATACACCGCGACAGGTCAGCAGATAATCTTTCGTGGACTTAACAATCCGACATCTCTGAACGGTATCACTTTCGCTCACGGATATTTTACCGACGCGTATATCGACGAAGCGTTTGAAATTCCGACGTTCGAGGATTTTCGTAAACTCGACGGTTCAATCCGTGGTAAATTACCCGGCGATTTGTTTTTCCAAATCACAATGTGTTTTAACGCATGGGACGGCGAATCTTGGCTTAATGAAGAATTTTTCAAAGGCAGACTCGACGACGACTACGAAATGTTAGACCGTCCTGAAGTTCAATATCTCGATTACTTTAATCAAGACTTTATCGGACCTTATGGCAGGGGTTTATATCTCCATAAATCAACTTACAAGATAAACGAGTTCCGCGCCGCAGATTACGATTTATCGGCTCAGGAAATGAAACGTAAGTCCCCGAAGATTTATCAGGTTGAATTTCTTGGAATGTTTGGCAATACAGGCTCGAGTGTTTACGACGAATTCAACGATTCTTTGATTCTTCCGTTATCGGCTTTTGTTGGCTCGGATAATATGGGCAGACCTGCAATGCAATTCTATGACTTTGCAATCGGTATAGATATAGGCTTATCCGACGGCGAGGGTAAGAAAATTAAAGTCGGGAAAAATGAGGACGCGACAAAGAAAGTTCGCGCGGCAACAACTATGTCGCTTTGCGCGGTTACGTCTGACCTCGAAAAAATGGTCGTTATCGACGAATACTACCACAGCAACAACGCGGCAGATAACGCTTGCAACACCGACGATCGCGAAAACTTAGGACTACCTGCTCAAGCCGATCGAATTATGCAGTATATTGCGAAATGGTTCGAGCAATACGGCGGCGGTTCGACAATCCTTATGAACGGTCAAGTCAACGTTTACGTCGATTCGGCAGACGTAGGAGCGCGAGCCGTACTTGAAATGAAAGCGCGTGAATGGGGCTTCTATAACCTGCATTTCTTCGGCTCGACAAAAATCAGTATTCAATCCCGTATCGACTTTTGGCGGTTAATGATGGCTTACTCGTCATTTCTCGTCTGCGATAAATGTAAAAACCTTATCAGAGAGATAAAAAACGCCCGCAGAGGCAAGAAAGGCGAAGCCCGAGCCGACGTTGACGACCATATTTTAACTGCCACAGAATACGGATTTCAGCCAATTATCGGGCAACTGAAACGCTGGCGTTCGTTCAAAATACACTAAACACTTGCAGAACCATAAAAAGTGTGCTATACTTTGCATATATGAAAAAGTTTTTCAAAAAGATTTGGGGATATATTCTCAAACCCTTTAAATGGATTGCTCTAAATTGCAAAGACTGGCGCACTTTTGTCATATTTGCGATTGTTTACATAGTATTGAGTTCAGAAGTGTGGATTCCGTATATAATTGCCTTATGCGTTGGATTATCCACACCCGCAGGCATTGCATTGTCGGGTTTTGCGACGGCTTGCTTTATTTTTTGGCAACTCCCGGGAACGCCGTTTTTGCTGATTTGTTTGGGCGCAACAGCGGGGATTAAGACACTATGGGATAAACATCGAAAGAAAAAATTAAAATAATTTTAAAATATTGTCAAAAGTAGTTGACAATATTTTTTTATTATGATAAGATATAGATACAAAAGCAGAAAGGAAGAAAAGGGCAGCCGCCCGAAGGAGTATAAAATGAAACTGTATGCAACAAAACAAGAACTTTACGATACTTGTATGAAAAGCGAAGCAGGGATAACTGTTATAGCTGTACCAGTTTACAGTGAGGATGATGGCGAATTTTTAGGTTATGAAAAGGAATATGTTGACTGATTATTAATATAAGTTATAAAACCGAGCGGTGGCGGTTATTCCACCGCAAAGGAGTTATATATGAAATACAAATACGGAATGCGTTTACGCGGGTTTTCGATTGGTTGTCAGCCTATGGACGGTTTTATTGAACGGCAAGACGACGCAAGAGGCAAGTATCACGATATTTTGATTTATAATCGCATGCTAACAACGGAAGAACTTAAAGCGTATGAGTTAGACTATATAGGCATGGAACACAACGGCACGACTTTACACGACTGTATGAAATTTATATTGAAATAATTTAATAAAAAGAAATAGGAACAAATGCAATTTATAAAAACCGCGCCCGTGCGGATAAACGCGAGAAAAGGAGTTTAAAATGAAGCGTAAAGAAAAATGTCGTGTTAAATCAAAATTATATCCCGTTTTTTAATGGGATTAGCAATTATTGTGGTTCTTATTTATTTAGCAAAATAGATAATCTCGACAACAATCTCCAAATAAAAACTTATACAACAAAAGAAAAAGCAAAACAAGCGTTTTAGCAAGTTGGTGGTATGGAGAAGAATTGATTGCACAGGGAAGAATTAAAATAGTTAAAGTTTTGGAAGGTATTGAGGAAGCGCAATGAATATTCGTAAAATCAAGAAAATTAAAAAAGACGGCATAATTAAAGAAATAACAGTTGATTGGGATAAATTGCCCTATGCGAAGTGTGATAGAAGATACCATTTCTGTTGCCCGAAGCCCGACTGTTGGAATAAAAAAGCACAATACTGTATTTATTAAAAAGGAGAAAAACGAATATGAAATGTCCGGTATGTAACGGAGAAACAAAAGTAATTTGCTCGAGAGCAACAGAAAACTCGGTAATCAGATGGAGAAAATGCGTTGACTGCAAACAGTCTATCTATACCGAAGAATTAGAAACCACGCACAATGCTTTCAAAAAAGCACAGAACAATTATGCGACGGGATTAAGAAAGTTAAAAGAAGGTAAGGAATAAAATGGCAAACGATGCAGTAAATCACCCGTCGCATTATACCGATGGGAAAATAGAAGTAATAACATACATCAACGATAAAAATTTCAATTATTGTCGGGGTAATGCAATCAAATATATTTCGAGAGCCGGCAAGAAAAATCCCGAAAAGGAAATCGAGGATTTAAAGAAAGCCGAATGGTATATACACCACGAAATTGAACGGTTACAGAAACTTAAAGAGCAAAAAATAAAAGACCAAAAAATTAAAGAAGAAGCGAGCCAAAGAGCAAAGGAAAGTTGGACTGAGTTGCCTAAAACGATAACGTGTTTTAACGGCGAAGAATACAACCCAGTATTAGACGACGAGGAGTAAAAATGAATAAAAGGGAATTCGCAAAATTAAAAAAATATACGGACACTTTAACCGACGAAGAACTTAAAAAAGAGTATTACGACGCGGTGTTTAAAACGCTCGGTAGCCAAGCCGAAGAAATGTATGAACGCGGTTATGAAATCTCAGACATACTCGAAAGAGAAAAGTACGAAAGGTGGCTTTCTCGACAAAGCGATATGTTGGAAGAACTTTGCCGTCAAAGAAACATAAAATTATGGGAAGAAGATACCGATAAGAATGGGGAGCAAAAATAAAAATGCAACACCGAATAAGTTACATGTTAGGTTTAGGGAGTCCTGAACATCCGAGATTAAATAATAACATTACAATCCCAAAAGACGAGTTTTGGACTAAGTTTTTAGTCGATTGCATAGACAATTTCGGACCTATAGCAGAGTATAAAGGCTTTGATTTGCATTTGTCTGAAATTGGCTTTCTTTTCGGAATCGAACCGTCTTATCAGTACGACGACGTATTGATAATCGGTATAATGTTTTCGGGTAAACAGAACTGTTCTATCGAGCGTGGGAAAGCGTTCGGAAGTTACGGAACTAAACAACTAACTAAAATTAAAGTTTATGCGGATTATAAACGGAAGTCAAAGTTTACAAAGTTTATCGACAAGTGGTATGAGCCGTTAGTAGAAAAGTTGAGGGAGTACAAAAATGAAAGTTTTAGCAAGTCTTAAGCCGTATTATTATTACTTAATCGGTGAAAAGATTAAAACACTCGAAATAAGAAAATCGGATTTAAAAAATCTGCCACAAGACGTTCTATTTTATATGAGCAAGGACGAAAAATCTTTTGCAAAAATACCGAAAGAATTTCAAGAAAAATATCGCAAGCATTTCGGAAAAGTCGGAATAGAATTTACTTGCGATAAGTCGATTTGCCTTGATTATTACCCACAAGACTACACAGGTATGCCCGGTAAATTCTCGGAAATGATATGTAAGGAAAGTTGCTTATCTTACAACGAAATTATGGCATACAAGAAAGAGAAACTCGCTTATGGCTGGCACATTTCAAATTTGAAAGTTTACGGCGAACCGAAAGAGTTGAGCGAATTTTATCGTCCTTGTAGTTATAAAGGTATTTGTTATTCGTGTAATAGATTTAGACCAAACGGCACTCCCAATGATAAACCGAATGATTTCTGCGATGGGGCGATAACCCGTCCACCGCAATCGTATATGTTTGTTAAAGAGGTAGAATAATGAAATCAGTTTTAATAAGTATTCGCCCGAAAAGGTGTGAGAAAATCTGTCACGAAATAGGCAAAGACGAAAATGGCAAACCGATTTATGAGGAACGTATTGAGGTTCGCAAATCTGCACCGAAAGAAGTGCCGTTTAAGGCTTTTATCTATGCGACAAGACCTAAAAAATTTTATGAGTGTGGGGCGGTTAGTACGAGCGACGAATTGCTATGGCTTGCAAATGGCAAGGTCGAAATGGGTGACGGCTTTAAGTTTTGGGCGGACGGTGACGAGTATCAATGCTTAAACGGGCGCATAATCGGCGAGTTTATCTGCGATAAGATAGAATTGTTCAAATACGATTATGACTGTGGTGTAGATATTGAATACGATACACTACTCAAAACGTCGATTGACCGTCAAGACATAAATGTTTACTCACAATTCAAAAACCTTTACGGTTGGCATATATCCGACTTAAAGATTTACGACAAGCCGCTTTCGCTTTCAGAATTAGGGGTAACCCGCCCGCCGCAGTCATATATGTTTGTTGAAGAGGTGAAGCAATGAAAAATTTTTATAAAATTAAATCAGATTTTTATAACACTAAAGATGATACTGCCTATTTCAAAGGTAAACGCGAAGCCGTTTTGAACACAATAAAACCTATATGCGAAGCCTTTGAAATAACCGATTATGATTACATTCTCAACGAAAAACAAGAACGGCTTGTCATTGAAGGAACGCAAATCAGTTGTGTTTGTAATTCAATTGGCGCGACTGTTCGCGAACTTATTACATATTTGTTCGTTGTATATGCTTCCGATAAATTATGGGCATTTAAGGCTCAAACAATAAAAAGATTAAAGGAATATTGGATAGAGGATAAAACAAAATGAAACAAGAAGCAAAAGAAACGCCCGATCGGAGTATTATTTTCACTATCTGCATTACAGTTGTGGCACTTGTCATACTTGTGATTTTTTGGGTTAAGAAGTCAATAGAGAACTATAACGAATGTATTGATAATATTCCGTCATAAACTTGGTTCGAGGAAGAGTTAGAAAAAACGTTTTTAACAACCGACCTCTACGTTTTGGATATTGACGATATGGGCGAGGGGCAAATAATTGTTTTGATTAAAATTTGGATTGACAATCAAGAGCAATATTATCGGTGCTTATATAAACTAAAAAGTTTTGATTCGTTGAATTGGCATTGGAAATTAGTAAGGTGGATATGAAAACATATTTTATCGTTTCGCACGTAAATGACTACGGTCATGATGTAGACGTTGCAATTTGCGAAACGTTTGACGAAGCAAAAGAAGTTATCAAAACAACTTCGGATTGGTATTCAAATACCGGCTCCGGAAACGTTAGAGAAGTTGAGAAAAATTGCAAAATTATTCAGTATTGGAAATTTAAAAACAACCAAATAATAGATCACGTGAGGTGGAATTAAAATGAGCGAGAGAAGTTTTGGTGATTTCGGGAAGTTTACCGAAGAGGGCTGCTATGAAATCACAAACAAAGTGCTATTCGTAAGCGGACGGATAGAGGATATAAAAACTATAGTTGTTTGTGACGGTAAATACGAAGCAATGAGATATGCTCGAGAATGGATTTTGTCGGGGAAAGTGTTTTTCAATGTAAAAGAAATCCTGAAACAGTACGAAGTTATAGAACATACCGCGTTAGTATCAAAGGAGATAAAATGACAAAAAAAGAACAAATTAAAGAAATGATGTTGACAGTTCCGCAAAAAATCGTTGCTTATGACGGCAATCCTGCGGGACAACACTTATACGGCGAACAGCGTCAAGAAATAGCCGAAGCCCTTTACAATGCAGGTTATCGGAAACTTCCCGAAGATAGCGTTGTGCTTTCAAGGGAAGAACACGAAATACTTGTAAAAACGGCACAAGGCAAAATTGGTAATATGAAAGCAACTGACTTCTTAAAGGCTTGTATATCAAGCGGCATTATGGTAGAAGCAGTAAGAACGAAAGAACAAGATAAGTAAGCCGTCAAAGAGTTTGCGGAAAAGTTACAAAAAGAATTGCCTTGTTGAGATTATACATTCAACGGCAATACTTATTCAATGATTCTGACTTCGAGTGTGAAGTACGTCATAGACAAACTATTAAAGGAGTATGAGCAATGACTAACTTTGAAAAAATAAAGAATATGAGTGTATCTGAATTAGCCTCAGAATGTTGTAAAGGTTTAACTTGTGCTTTTTGTCCAATAGAGGATTTCTGTGAACCTATTATTAGGGGAGATGTGCGTATTGTGAATTGTATAAAGGTTTGGAAGAAATGGTTAAAAAGCGAGGTGGAAAAATGAAAAAGATACATATTTATTACTTAAACAAGATTAAGGAAACACTTGCAAAGGAATTTGCCGAGCAGGATTCGGAAGAACCCGACAAAAGGAAAATTTATATCTACGAACGAACTCTTCGGCATTGGATTGATAAAGCACAATTATCTGACGACGAGTGGCTCGATTTATACACGCTCATAGATTGGCAAAACGACGATTGCGTTTCTACTTTAAAAGCGAACGGCTGGGAAATTTTGATAGGCGAGGAGGATAGGCTATGACCGATACTCAAGCATTATTACTTATTATATTTATTGTTGCGTCGTTTGAGTCTGCGTTATTTTCAATAATCGCGGCAAGACTTGAAAAGCGTATTCAAAAATTAGAAAAAGAATTTGAAGTCAAACAGAAGTTATCTGTAGCCGAAAAGGTTTCTGCACCTAAAGAACAAATCGATGACGGTTTTGAAAATTATGATAAACTGAAATCTCAAATTGCATTTTTTAAAGAAGAAACGGAAAGAGCAAAATTGTCTTTAAATAAGAAAATAGAAGAATATAATCAATTAAGTTTTAGATTTTGTCAGCAATCTTACGAAAAGTATAAACTTCTTAGTAACTTTGTGGAAAAATTAAAAGAGAAATCTTACGTGAATAACTATTGCGAAGAGGTAATTCGTATAAATGATATAGATAAAATATTAGAGGAGAGTAAAAATGATAATTGATTATATCGGACAGGAACTGATTTGGAATTTAACCGCGACGCACCCATACAAGCAAAATCGCGGGAATTACAGTATAATGATTAATTGCAAAACCCCGAAACAGAACAAAGACACCTTTCGCTTTTTAAAGTCGCATCTCGGCGGTAAACTCTTAACCGTAGAAACTCAAAAATACCTTGACAAAAATACGGGATTAGAATACGTTCTCGTTAGCAAAATATCCGTTCCCGACGCATTTGGCGGTTTTGGAGAAGTGATCTTTATCAACGAATTCGCAAGAGGTATAAAAGAATGATAACAGAAAATATAAAACTTTGTGATTTTGTAGAGCGATTCGTCGGACACAACTCCACAGTATATCTCTACAAAGAACACTTTGAACTCAAAGACAAAATTCGCGTCAGACACGATGAACTACTTTGGTTTGGAAAGGACTGGCAGATTTCGTTTGCTTATGACGATTCGGACTACTTCAAAACACATCCTGAAGTTCTGCCTTGTCCGTATCGTGACGCAATTGTTGAGAAAGTAGTAACACCACAGAGTATTATCCCCGCAATCGGTGACGTGGGAATTGTTATAAAGGAAGCGGATAAATTATAATTTACAGCAAGGAAGAAGGCAGATGGTTAAAAGATTGGAAAATAAAAGGAAAGGAATAAAAATGAGAATGCCATTTTTTAGAGCAAAACGCAAAGGTCGTGAAGAAGGATATACCTATAGAAGTAAATATAAAAACGGCGATTGGGTTTATGGTTTAATTACGAAACAATACCCAGAAGAATATTGGGATAGACTAAATGACGAGATGACCGATATTTACGGCGTGAGCGGAATTGAAATCGATAGAGATACAATCGAAGAATTTACGGGACATTATGATAATAAGGGTAAAATGATATTTGAAAAACCGGATATTTGCATAAACGTTCCCTGTTATATCGGTCAAAAGGTGTGGGTTATACCTCGACACAACGGAAAACCTTACGGTAACCACATTTGTGAAGATAAGGTGCAAATGATAGGAATAACTTCAAGAGGTTTTTACGTAAAATTAAAAGATTATAACGATTTCAATAAAACTTTTAGGCTTGGTAAATCAGTTTTTTTAACAAAACAGGAAGCCGAAGAGCGACTTAGGAGGGAAGAGAATGAATTGCTACTGTGATTTGTATCTTGAAAAAATCGGTTTAAATAATCCTACGGTTGTTAAACGAATTAACAAAAACGGAGAAATCGAACGTCTTGAATCGCGTCGGCTTAGAATTTGTGAAACAGTAAAATTTTGGAAACGTTGCTTTGACATAATTTGGAGCGAAAAAATAATTCTACATTGTTCCACAAAAGATTATAGAGCAATGAGCCAAAAAGCATTACCAACTTGCTCAAGTGTTATCGAATTATTCGAGCAAGCGGGCGTAACGTGTGTGGAAGATAAATATTTTAAAGAAACTCCGACAACTTTAAACACAGCGCAAAGCATAGTTTCCGACTTAAAAAATTATATCAAATTGAATGGCTTTGTTTTAGAACACGAAGTAGAAATGCTTATGCGCAAATATGGCTTGATAGATCTATACAAAACAAAAGAAAATTAAAAATTTTTAAAATAGTCTTGTTATTTAGTTGACAAGGCTATTTTTATGTGCTATAATTAAGCCATAAAACGCAGGAGGGAATGCAACAAAAATGAAAGATTATTTTACAACAAAGGACAGAGCAAGACATTTCTTTGTCGTCGGGATTACTCAGATTATAAAAGATTTGGCAAACTCGGACGCTCTTAGCCCATTTGAAGCCAAAAACTTAAAGACGGCGGCAACTTGCTTGGATAAAGCAAATGATTCGATTTTCGAGCGGTTAGGGACTGCATATCGCAAAAAGGTTCTCGCAATGAATCGCGATAATAAAATCGATTTGGTAAGTCGGTACGGTTCGGGCGGTGTTACGATATCGAACGTTGCAAGCGAGGACATTGAACCCACACTCGAGGATTTGCGGTTGTGGAAATGTACGAGTTGCGATAGCCCGGATAAATTCAAGGATTGCGCCGTATATAATATGTGTGTTGCATGCGATTGTAGCGTCAATGACTACAAGAGCGAAACTTGTCCGTTTAAAGCAAACTACAAAGATAATTTGGATATCGACGAGGATCTGTGAAATGGTTCGGAAGAAGATAAGTATTTTTGAGCCGATAAAAGGCAAAACGTCAGTCGATAGTAAAATCAGACACATGCGAAAAGACGCGACAATGCGAGTGCAATGCGAGATAAGATTATGTTGTAATTGTACGGAAGAGTATTGTAGCGGAAAGCCTTGCGATAAACTAAAAGAAGCATATAAACAAGTAAAGGTGGAATGGGATAATGAGAGAAAGGAAAGGAGGAAACAGAAATGAAAGTTCTGTATCAATGTTTTGAAACGAGTTATCTCAACGATATCGAATGTAGATACCACGGCTGGCTACTCGATAATCCGCAAATGCGTTACGGCGAACTTCCCGCAAATCAGACGATAACATACACCACAGAAGATAAGTCGTTACTGCATTTGTTGGAAGCCGGGTACTTCGAGGGAATTTGGATTACCGAACCGATTTTCAAAGGCAAAAGAAAAATGGATAAGTTGACCGATTGGGAACTTAGATACGTGCCGAGAAGTTCAGAATACGGCAAGCGAATGAAATGGACTGATTTTAACTCGGTTACAAAGGTCTACGATTATCGCGAAATAAAGAATTCCGAGAAATTTACTCTTTCTCGGCTTATGCGGGAACTTCAGGCAAACGAATTTATAGAATTTTGTAAGGATAGGGGATTGGGAGTATTTCCTGTGGAGATAAAATAATGGCAATAAAATTACTTATCGGCGGAAGCCCATGTACATTTTGGAGCATAGCCCAAAAAAATAATCGTGAAACAACTGCAGAGGGTTTAGGTTGGGAATTGTTTAAAAATTATTTAATTGCAAAAGAAAAATTTAAGCCCGATTATTTCCTTTACGAAAACAACAAATCTGCGGCACAAGCAATTAAAGACCAAATAAAAAAAGAATTAAATGTTTGGGACGGTTCTTTGCTTATGGAAGATACAGGAGTAAGATATATCGAAATAAATTCTGCTCTTGTTTCAGCGCAAAATCGCCAACGTTTTTATGTCCATAATTGTGGTTACGTTGAACAGCCCGAAGATAGAGGAATATTATTAAAAGATATTCTTGAATCGGGCGAAAGCCTATCAAACAATAAAAAAAGTTATTGTTTAACTGCCTCATATAATGGAGCGTGTGCGTGGAACACATTAGAGCGCTGTCAGAGGGAAATGGTTGCCGAACCTATAAATGTTTGTAAAGGCGAAAAATCTCACGCAATTAAGGCTCAATACTTTAAGAATGGAATTGCAAATTTTATTACAAACGGCGGACACGCGGCAACGGCTGTTGCTGAGCCGGTAATATTTAATACTCCTCATGGATATAACAATGGTGGAATAAAATATGATAAAGCCCCTACACTCACAGCACTTGGAAGTTATCAGCATAATAATCATATTATTGAGCCGATTCGAGTTGGAGCATTGCCTCGTCCAAATGGCGAACTTTCGACAAGTCAAGATAAAACAGAACTATACGCCGTTCCCTCTATAAAAGATAAAAACGTATATGAAGTGAAAGACGGCTTTATAACGATTAAAGGTAAGCAATATCCTATAAAATTACCCGACGGGTATTACATTATCCGAAAATTAACTGTAACGGAATGTGAAAGGTTGCAAACGCTTCCCGATGGATATACGCAAAAAGAACCGACAGTTTCGGCAAGTCAAGCATATAAAGGTATTGGCAACGGATGGACGGCGGAAGTTATAATCCATATTCTTTCTAACGCATTAAAAAACGTTCCGAAAGACGAGGAAATTATAGTTTTATCAATGTATGACGGCATAGGAACAGGACGTTATTGTCTTGATAAAATGGGTTTTACAAACGTTAAGTATTTTGCTTACGAAATCGATAAGTATGCAAAAAAAATTGCATTAAGCAATTATCCCGACATAATCCAAATGGGCGATGCCTTTCAATTAAGAAATTTGGACTGGGCTTTAGAAATTTAAGGAGTAAAAATAATGAGAAAACTTTTAATAGCAATTTTATCTGTCTGTGTTTTAATCTGCGCAAGCGGGTGTTCAGAAGCCGAAAGAGTTAATCACAACATATCAAGGCAAGCGGAATATTTCGAGTGCGAACGGCGCGTTACGGTTTACAACGCCCGAACCGACAAAGTGATAATGCTTATAGAGGGCTATATCAACATCGAAACCGATTATAAAAACAATGAACTTATTGTGACGGCAAAAGTCGGTCCGAGTACATACAAAAAGAATTATGTATACCTCACCGATTATACGCTCTATGTGGTTGACGATATAAGCGGAACGCATACAGATCCGTGGCATTACAAAATTTACTTTGATTTTAAATTACCGGATATAGAGGTGAAATAATGAGAGAAATAATTTTTAGGGGCAAGCGAGTAGACAACGACGAATGGGTTTATGGTTTTCTTATTTGTATGAACTATATTGACGTATGGGAACAAAAAGTTTGCTATGACGGTCAAGAAGAAATCAAATATTGCACAACAAAGTCTTATCAAGTTAAGAGCGAAACCGTCAGTCAATTTACAGGCTTAACCGACAAGAACGGCAAGAAGATATTTGAGGGTGATATAATCAAGGCGTATTTTCAGCCGAAAAATTTTAAGAATCCGCCCTACGCAATCGGTAGTGTCATCTTTGAGAATGGGACATTCAAGGTAGTTGTCCATGTTTCAGAAAACTCAATAGAGTATAAGGTGTTCGAGAAAGAGAACACTGTCGCATATAGCATTGAACATAATTTTTTAGACCGTGATTATGTTCTTGAAGTTATTGGCAACATCCACGACAATATGGACGAATGGATTAAATTTTAAAAGTAGACGATAGAGTTATGACAAATCGTGAATGGGTAAATAGCCTGTCAAACGAAGATTTCGTAACATGGCTCGTAGGACCGATCGAGTGGGATAGCGAAACGGAAGAATATAAAGAGCCGCATCCGAGGTTGGAGTATTTGAAACGTACAAACACGAATTTTTTCAGTTCGTTTCAAGAATGGCTAAAAAAGGAAAGAAAGTAAATAAAAGTCGAATTTAACAATAGAAAGGAATTGGAATAAATATTATGAAAGTAGACATTTTTAATACAGACAAAAAATACGACATTATATACGCAGATCCGCCTTGGGCTTATCGAGTTTATACAAATAAAGATAAAGGCAGAACTGCAGAAAGTCATTATCCCACAATGAGTAAACAGGACATTCAAAATTTACCTATTCCTAAAATAAGCAATAAAAATTCTGTGCTTTTCTTATGGGTTACAGCACCTTGTTTACAAGAGGGTTTGGAACTTGTAAAGGCTTGGGGTTTTACTTATAAAACAGTTGCTTTTACTTGGGTTAAAAAATGTAAAAAATCGGATAAGATATTTTTTGGGATGGGGTGCTACACTCGATCAAATGCAGAGTTTTGCTTAATCGCAACAAAAGGGAAAACTTTGGAGCGTAAAAGCCACTCAATATCATCAATAATTTTTTCTCACGTCGAAGAACATAGTAAAAAGCCCGGCGAAACAAGAGAACGTATAGTCGAATTGTTCGGCGATAAGCCTCGCCTCGAACTCTTTGCTCGTCAGTACGCCGACGGATGGGACTGTTGGGGGAATGAAGTATGAATTACGAAGGTTTGATTTTGGCTTGTAATGCCAACGATTTTAATAACAAATTAACCGATTTAATTGCAAAAAATCTCGGAAATCTCGCTTTAAATTGGAATACACATATTATGGCAATTCAATTTAAAGACGCAGACGAATATGCTATTGCCCCGCTAATCGATGCATATCGTAGAAGTGACGGACAATATGTCAGAGAGGGCGAATTCTTAACTCGTCAAGAAGTCCACGACCAAGTTCAGCCGTTCTGTAAAAGAATATGTATCTCAGTCGCTCCGAAAGATTTTGGCGATACTCAAGAACATCCTCTCGAAGATTTTCATAAAAAATACGGCTATATCCATTTTACTCAAATAAATACAATTAAATAGCATAAATAGTTGACAATGCTATATAATAAGTATATAATATAATCAAAAGGAGTAACAATGTCAAAATTAAGAAAGGTCCAAAAAAATTCGCTGATAAATGCAATCATTCATTTTGAAAGCATTGACGGAAATATTAAATGTAAGTTTGCCGGAAGTAAATTGTCCGTTCTCGCGGGCGTCGAAACAATAATGTGCGATTTCGCAAAGAAAACACAAACACCGCTGTTAAAGGTTTTGGAAATCGTGAGTTCGGCAATTAATTACGAAGCAGAGCAAGAAAAAAGAAAGGAGGAGGCAAAGGCTCCGTTCGGGGCTGAATTTGAGTGATATGATAAAAATTATAAAAGACGGTGCAAAAACGTTTAAGGCAACTTGCCCGAATTGCGGGTGTGAGTTTACTTATGAGAATGAGGACATAAATATTTCTGTAGTAATTTGTCCTTGTTGTAATAATCCGATATATCATAAACAGAAACAACAATTCCCCAATGTCGACAATTACGTCCTTTTAAAAAAACTTTCAGACGGAGCAGAAATTCGTCAAAGAATATTTTCTCCGGATGAAAACCCTTGTGATAGTTGCCCGAATAATCCGAAATATCTTAAAACACCTTACATCGGAGATAGTCCTTGTCAGTGGTGTCAGAAAAATCCTAACAAGGTAACTTGCACAAGTAACGCAAGTAAAGGTGAAATAAAATGATAAAAATGGAATATTTTTGCACTTGTCCGATTTGCGAAAAAGAGATTATCGGGAAAAATTTGTATAAAAAGCATCTTACCGAAGAAGTTGAGAAAATGATCACTAAGATAAATAATGGAATTCCTGATTTAAACGAATTCGGTTTAAGTATCACTGTAAATAAATCACCTTATACGACATGCGATTATCTCAATTTTAATAAATTTAAGCAGGAGGGGAAATCCAATGAAAAATAATCAGGAAATTCACATAACCACCGACGGCAAGACTACTTATGCCGTTTTAAAACAAGACGGAAAAGTCTTGAGCCGTTCTGAAGCAAAATGTCATCCCGACGACAAGTTCGATTTTGAAACGGGCGCGAAAATTGCTTTTGACAGACTCGAAATAAAAAAGGAAGTAGACGAGCCTAAAAATCTTTTTAAACCCGGAGATATCGTTGAATGTATTTTTGATTTTAAAACATTCGGAGCATTTCCGCCTAAAGGAACAATGGGAAAAGTAATAAGTATTACGAGGCAAGGCGTGTTGGTGCGTTGGGCAAAAGGTTCTACTTATGGCAACGGAGAGTGGTGGATTTCTGCTTGTGATATAAGAAAAATCCATCAACACGAAGAGTCATTTAAGGTCGGCGATATCGTCGAATATATTTCTGATGAATTCAGCCAATTTGATACAAAATATTTCCCCCATAAAGGGACTCGCGGAGAAATATTGGAACTTGACGATCATAAATCCGCCGCCGTAGATTACTGTGTGCGTGTTCGTTGGGAAAAGGGAACAACCAGCGGAAACGGAGAATGGTGGTGCAGAATAAAAAAACTAAAAAAAGTTGAGTCTAAATATTCTTTCAAAGTCGGCGATATCGTTGAATATATTTCTGATAAAGTCAGCCAATTTGATTCAATCTATTTCCCACCTAAAGGGACTCGTGGTAAAATAGTGGGACTTGAAAGCGAAAAAACTCCGAACAGATGCGCTCTTGTTCAATGGGAGAAGGGAACAACTTGTGGTGACGGGAAGTGGTGGGTTTTACTAACAATCATTAAGAAAGTTGATAAATTCCCTAAATATTCTTTCAAAGTCGGTGACCGCGTAAGGTTTCGCTCTTGGGACGATATGGAATCCGAGTTTGGAATAGAGCCTAAAACTGGGCGTATTAATATTCGCAATAAAATTTATTTTACCAAAGATATGCGCCCTCTTTGCGGAACTTATGCAACAATAGAAACAATGCGTAAGTATGAAACCGGAATAACAGAAGTTAAATTAAAAGATTTTTCTTGTAAAGACACTTGGTTAAGAATACATGTATTCTCCACAGATATGCTTGAACCTACATCGACTAAGGGGTATAAATCATGAATAAAATTCCCAAATGGCTTATGTTCGTATTGGCTTCGCTTTTGGTCCTTGAGGTCGTTGCTCTTGGTTTCAATATCTCGTCCTGTATGCCCGAGAGTTGCGGCTCTTCCGAAGATCGTAAGACAAAGGACGAGTGGATTACCGAAGTCGCAAACGCCGAAATCGAAAAGAATATATACTTCGGCTTTACAGAAACTACTTATCCGCTCGCTACAACTATTTCCCCCGCTAAACAATCCGAGCAGTCACAATATAATTACGTATTTATTCAGATTCGTAGCATTAATGAATATGATACAATCGCGCTCTGTTGCGTGTATCTCAAAGTCGTCGTTTCCGATAATCTGTCCGATTCTAAAAAAATCAAACAGTCGCAAATCTTAATCCAGCCAATCGATACCAAAATAAAAGTATTTTATAACTAAAGGTTTTTCCAATGAATATCAATTATCCTTACAATCTTATTTTAAAACTGTTCGGTAAATCCATCGACGGAATCGATACCGAGAACTTTACCGCTAACTTCCACAAAGCCGCAACTGCCGCAGGCGTTTCTCCACGCGATATCGATATCGTTCTGCTTCACGAACGCGACGGCTGGTCTTACGCTATGATAAGTAAGAAATATTCCTGTTCGCGTCAAGCCGCTCAGGTTTGGCTTCATAAGGCAATAAACACTATCGGCAAAGTCGAGTTCAAGCGGTTCTTTTATTTGCCTTGTGACGCCGAAAATCCGCTCACAGAGCCTGCTTATAATTCTGTCGCGCCGGATAACCCGCTTAACGACCGCATATCCGAACATTGCTTCCCTTACCGATATATATGCGCACTCGAAAAAGCCGGGTATACGTATATCTCGGATATTGCAAAACTTAGTCGTTCCAAACTACGCAAAATAAAAGGCGTAGGTTCGACCGGGGCTGTCTTAATCGAAGCCGTTCTCAAGGATATGCAAATCCCGCGCACTTCCCACGAGGTTCTCTACGCGATAACCGAACTCGCTAAAAAATATAAGATTTCGTATCTTAACGTCGAGTATACCGCAAAGTATCTTCGGACGCTCGAATCGTATGCGAATAAGCCGGAGGATGAGTATTGATATGTTTCTACGCTTCGTAACAAAAAAAGATTACGCCGCTATGCTCTACACCGTTCTGTCGCATCAGGCGTATATGTGGTACCCCGGGAAAAGTTCTGCTCTCGATATGAAAGCAAACTCCATACTCAAAAAACTGCTCTGCAAAAAGAAGTATCTTTTCAGCGACGATTCACCGCTTAAAGAACAGCCCACTCGTCGCGGGTTTCAACTTCTGCTCGATTTTGGGTTTGTTTTACCGAAATATCGTAAGGAATTCAAACAACTCAAAAACGGCGAAAAGATTCCGCTACTCGGCGAAGATTCTATCTACTATGTCTGACTTTTGCAATTAACCGGCGACGATTTCGTTTCCGGTTCTTTTGCTTTTTACCAAAAAAGGAAAACTACTTTACCAAAAAAGGAAATATCATATGGCATTAGCAAAAAACAATACGACCGGCGTGACCGGCGTTACCTTTGAAAACTATTCGCACAAGTATCGCGCATACGTTCATTTGGGCGGCGAAAAAATTTCACTCGGGTATTTCGATACGTTATCGGAAGCCGCAAAAGCCCGTTCCGACGCTCAACAGTTTTACAAGACACCGCTCGTCAGCAGACTTCGGCTTGTGGACTTTCTTTCAAAGAAATACGGACTGACTGCCGACTATACGCTTTCGGGCATTTTAGACGCTCTCAAGGCTTACAAATTCGGCAACGAAAGTTTCCCGACGTTTGCTATCAATTATTTCAAAAATGCGGGTACGTTTTATTCCGAGCCTGTCTATCCGGAAATGCCCACACTACTACAGTGGATGAACGGAATGAGTATGAGTCGGATATCCAAAACGACCGGGCAGACGCCTACCGAAGTAAAGCAAACGATCCTTACGTCTATCTCTCAATTAAGGGGACCTCGGGTATGCTGATATTATTAATATTTATAATCGGCGGACTGCTCGAAATCGGACTCATCGCGTCGATTTTCATACCGTATTTCCGTCACAAAGCATACAAAGATATCGAGCAAAAAACTTTGCCGAGCAAAAACGAGCAGGAAATCTCTTCTCAAAATTCCCCAAAATCCGCCAAATCCGACGACGAAAATTCTGCCTCAAAAAAAACCCACAATATATAGTAGATTTTTTCTCAATCGGCTTTCGGATTTTTAATTTTTCGGGCGACGACCTGCGATTTTTCAGCAATATTTCAAACTGATTTTAATTATTTTCGGCATAATCTGCGTGGGATTTTCCTATGCAGATTTTTCTTTTGTTTTGATTGTAGGGTTCAATTCGTTTCTTTTTTGTTTTGCGTTCGGCTTCGGGCTTTCATATTATAAAAAGCGCACACGCACATATACGCACACGCGCGCGTAGGAATCGATTTATTTCGGGATTTATTTTAATTGTTCCCGATCTGTTTTTGTCAACGCCTGTCAATTTGTAAGTTGTCTATATCTTGCTACACTTTTTCTTGCTCTGAAATAATGTCGGGAAATCACTTACATACCACCCCCCGATTTTTTAGTCAGTTGTATAAAAAAGAGTTGGAAACTGACCTGTAAGAAACTGCCTAAATTAAAATAAAACTGCCTAAAATGCCGCTTTTTGACCTTTTTTTGAAGTTTAAGTGTCTATTTGTTTTCGCAAAAATCGTAGATATTTTCTAATGAAACGCTCGCTCTCACGCGCAATATTATGTATAATTTTATATTAATCTATATGCGTATACATACATGTAAGGAAAATAATGTGCGTGAATACATAATTTTTCGTGATTTATGGGGAAAAAAGAAAGAAAATTAAAGATAAATACAGAAGATTTTGGAAAAATTAAAAATTGTACTTAAAATTGAATTGGCTCAAAAAATTAAAATTATGTCAATCGGAAGTTTGCAATATTTTAAAAAATTCGGGACTGTCAATCAAAAAACTGCGAAATTTGCGATTTTTTCGCTTTGGCTCGCTCTCGGTTGCGTATCATGCGTATAAGTGCGTTCGTTCTGCGCTCAGCGGCTTCCTGTGTGGTCCTTTTCCGCTACCCCAAAAAAAATTTCGGAAATTTGCAAAAAACTCTTGACATTCCCGTTTCGGTGTGCTATACTCAAGGCGAATAACCGGTTCGGGATTTTCATTCCCTTGCTCGTTACTTCGTAAATTTTTGACTTTCCCTCGGAGGCTTTCCCCCTATGCAATCTTCCGATAACTTCGACGCCGCTGTAGTTTCTCAATTCTTTGCCGATTGTGGTTTTTCCGTTTCGGGTTCTTTGGGTTCTTCGGACTCTTTAACTGCTCCCGCGTCTTGTATTCGTACACAGCCCGCTTTCTTTCCCTCAATAGCCTATCGCCATCGTCTGCGTTGCTTTACCCTCTACTTTCAGGGACCGCATCGCTGCGGGCTTCAACGCTTTAATTTCTCCGAAGCCGACTTTTTGTCCGCTTTCGAGAACTCTAAATTCCTCAGATTCGTTTCATCCTCTCTCGACGACGAATCCCGGCTCCCTTTCGACAAGTCCGATTTCTTCGACGATTCCGCTCTTGCCGTTTACCCTAAACTCGTTTTTAAGTTCTTTTCCGTTACTCCAACCGTTTTGCACCTCGCTAAACGACTCGATAAAAAACGGAAACGCAAAATCTTTCTCCAACCTAAACTCGCCGCAGTCTATAAGGCTCTCGGCGTCTATTCCTACTCGGATGCCTCTGTTGCTTATCGCGCTAAACATCCTCGCAATTCGCATTCTCAGGTTCCCTCCGATTCGTTCTATTCCCAAATTCAGTCACCCTCGCCTAATATGCTCACCATCGTTCACAAAGCCGCCGAATCTCACGACCTTAACTGGTTCCATTTGTATTTCGACGAGTTTCTCGATATGATTGGCAGAAAGGCGGTTACAAGGCGAATTCGCGACGAGGTCGAGAAAGACTTCAGGAAAAGAGTAAACGAGGCTCAGAGGGCGTAAAGAGGCGTTCAGAGAGGGCTTTGCAAGGTCGCTTATCTGCTCTTCGTCGACCCCGCTCAAAAAAATTTACTTAACTTCTCAGGAGTGTGCTCCTTCCCTATGCCAAAATCACCTTACGATAAAAAATCCCTCGAGGAAAATATGAATTCTGTCGATATCTCGGACGAGGATATCTCCGCCGCTTCCGTCGGGTTGCCCGGCTCTGATGTCGCTTATAAGCCCGAACTCCAGCCGACTTCTTACCTCGATTTGCTTCGCCACTCTCGGAAAAATTATAAGCCCGAAGGCTTCGATTTCGACGTTTCTATGTTCGAGAACCTTTGCTCCGTTTGGGTGCCTAAAAATAACTTCCCTCTCCTTTTGCATTGCTCCGCTTCGGCTCTCGACGCATTTTGCAGAAAAGTCTATAACATGGACTTCCCCTCCGCTTACGATATCTTGACCGGCGTTGCCGACGCTTTCGCTCGTCGTTCTATTAATAACCTCGCTCTTAAAGGCAATAACACCGCCCTCGCTTGCGTTATTAAACACTTCATGAAACTTGAGTCCGATGCCCCTCCGCAACCTTCCGTTACGATCATTAACGACCTCGGTCCTTCCTCAAAACAAGGCTCCGCTCCGGTCTGCGATGACCTAACACAAAAGCCATAATTATGCCCATTTTTACTCTTTTTATAAGGAATTTTATATTATGATTGATAGTTTGGGTCTGAGGGTACTCGCCGAGCAGAAGGGGCATACAAGGGGTTCGCGGGCATTGATAAGATTAGATTCAAAACCATTAGAAATTGGCGATTCTCCGACCACAAATGAGTTGGTAAAATCGACCGATTTTTTTTATTTAGTGAGGTTTAAACCGACTAATGCTTCAGGGTTTCAGGACAGACCGTTTCTGATAAGAGCGGATGTTTTGCCGGGCGAGAAAATCCGATTTCGCAATATAATGGGATTGGAGAAAATCGCACAAGAGAATAAAGCAGTTCGATGGTTAATGAAGTGGACGAACCTTTCCGCAGATATATTGCGACTTGCATTATATAATAGTTTTACAGATATAGCGTTAAGGTTTGACGCGCAAAAATATTCAGATTATATATTAAGCCAAATGCCTGAAGATACACCGAAATATTACGGAGTGTTTCTTCCGAAAAATGAGGCGATAATAGAAACAAAGAAAAAAGAAATATATTGGTCGGCTAAAAAAGCGAAGCAAGAACAAGAAAAGGAGAAGAAAGATGACGATTAAGGAATGGTTTCAGAAGAAGTTGTTCGGACGGAGCGGGATCGCGAAAGAGAACGGAAAGCCCGATCCTGAGCGACTGACGTTTATAAATAATAATGATGCGCTCACACGTACACGTATACGCGAATATAATATATGGTACGGCGGGGACGGTGACGAACTGCTGAATTACTATACCCACGCGAATATGTACGAGGTAAATTACGAGCCGTTTTATGCAAGGAACAAGAGAAGTTACTTTTGGGCGATATCGTCATCAGAAACTGATATCAAGCGAACGCATAGCGGACAGCCCCGGAATATAGTCGATACGCTTGTGGGAATATGTCGGTTTCCGACGATAAGTTCCAAAGTGACCGGTGACGGACAAAATATAGTCGACGCGAACCTGAGAAAGATAATCGAAGAGGGGCGACTGAAAGACGTGTACAGACAAGAGCAGTTGCCGCTAACGTTAGTCGAGGGTTGGGGCTGTTATAAAATATGTTGGGATAAAGACATATCGGATTATCCGTTCGCGACATATTACAGAGCAGAGAACGTCGACTTTATATATAAAAGCAATCGGATAGTGAGTGTGGTTTTTAAAGATTACTACACCGCAGAAGATGGAAAGCAGTATATGCTCGCCGAAACGCGAAGCATAAAATACGATAAAGACGAAGATAACCGTTATCTTGCGATTGAATACGAATTGTTCAGACTGTCGGGGAGCGACGATGACATAGCCGCCGCCGAAAAAATAGATTTGAAAAGCATAGAGAAGTTCGCAGAGTTGCAGGATATGAAAGTGTCGAATTGTAATTTATTGCTTGCAGTGCCTTGTATCTTGTTTGCGAATACGTCGAAAGTCGGCGGGTACGGCAGATCGATATTCACAGGCAAAATCGATTTGTTCGATGATTTGGACCAATGTCTATCGCAAGCATCGAACAGTGTGAGAAAATCCACACCAGTCGAATACTTCAATGCAGATTATCTCGAGAGAGATCCGAAAACGGGCATGCCGATTCAGCCGCATGCGTATGACCGAAAGTATACGGTAATAAACGGACAGCGAAATGCGGACGGAACGAGTACGGGCGAAGCCGTGCAGACGACGCAACCGAATATCGACTTCGGGCAGTACAGCGAGCAAGCCGTGCAGATACTCTTACAGATCATAAACGGAGTAATGTCGCCGGCGACGTTGGGAATCGACATAGCAAAGAAAGACAACGCCGAGGCTCAGCGCGAGAAAGAAAAAGTAACGATCTTCACGCGAAACGGAATAATCGATAGCGAAACGCTGATTCTGAAATCGCTGTGTTCGCAATTACTGTGCGCGAAAGAGTTAATGGATAGCGAGAAGATAACCGTTCGGGATTACGACATATCGGTGAAGTTCAGCGAGTTCGCAGATTCGTCGTTCGAGAACAAACTCGAAAAACTCGGAGCGGCTTTGGACGCGCAGTGCATTTCCGAAGAAATGTATATGACAAAACTGTACGATGATACGTTGGCTCCGGACGAATTTGAGCGCGAAAAGCGGTGGTTAATCGAACATCACACGCGCCCACGTGACGAGGGAATGCTCGGGATTGCGGGTGACGGGGCTAATTTACCCGGGATGACCGGCGAACCGACACCCGAAAACGAGGCAAACGGCGAAATCGGCGCAGAAGAAAACGCATAAATTAGTGTGGCGGACGAGAGAAAATTAGTCTTTCGTCCGTTTTTATTAAGTAAGACCGTGCTAATCAGGTGAAATTCTAATGAAAGTTAAGCAAAACCCACTGACAATTTTAGACTACAAGCGGATGACGGACGAGGCGTTCAAGGCAATAGTAGACGGAATAGAGCGAAAAACGAGCATATCGGAGTTTGAAAAGTCCTATAGCCGTGCGTTGAAAATGTATAATTATGCAAAGAAAAGTGAATATTATGCAATTTTAGACGCTGTTATGCAAGTCTACCGTGCTACTAAAAGAGCAACCGAGAGCGGAAAATGGACGGATATTTTGGCTCAGACCGCGACGTTCAATCGGATATTTTATGCCTGCAAGAGAGCCTCGGAAAGTACGCGAATCGAGGTCAAAAAGGACGCCGTTCGCCGTGCGTTTGATAGGGGATTTATATTCTTTATCTGCACAACGCACCCGAATTCGGCGAGCGATCACCGCGACTTGCAAGGCAAAATTTACGTCGATAAAAATTGGCGATCGCGGGTAAAGCCTGAACTGTATCTTGCCGTGCTATCGTATATCGAACTGCGACACATTATGACGGTTCAGGAAGTTATGGGAAAACCGTATTGGCTGACTACGCGTCCGTACTGCGGGCATAATTTTAAAGTTATACCTACTGCGACCGTGCTAAATACTCCGCAAAATTTGCTCGTTCAGACATACGCGGAAGTCAAGCCAAAGCGGATTACGAGCGAGCAGGACTATTATAATTTCCGTCGCGAGGTATATCAAAAATTATATAACCGAGTACCCGTGCCGGCTTTCGACCGCAAACGGCGCACAAAATAGAAAACCTCGGAATTTATGCGGGATTTTGCGGGGCGATGTATCTATTTTGTAGGGGTAAGTCCGTGCAGAATGTATCCATTTTGTAGGGGTGTTTCCGGGCGTTGCCATGTAGGAAATTACATATCGGGACATCGCGGACGTGATACCTCGAGCCGTGTAAGTCAATAAAGGACGGCGGGAAATCCGTCCTTTTTTTGTTGCTCTCAGAACATCTCGTTCTCGACCTTTTGGATAACTTCAAGCAATGCGCTTTGGCTCGCTTTAAACGATTCGTAAGCGTTATCACCCGCCGCCGCAAACTTGCTTTCGTTGTTCGCGTTGTCCGTGTAAATTGCCTTTAATTGTCTGAGCGAAAGCGTTCCGAACGCGTACATTCTGCGGTATAATCCGTAATACAATTCGCGTTGCTTTTCGTCCATTATATCACCCCCTTATAGATTGCCGTTTATGAGCATACCGAGGGCGAAAAAGCCCGCGATAAATGCCCATAACGCTAAGTTTATTAATATTCCCTTTATGCTCGGAAATGGTTGCTTGTTGCCATAATCTAAGAATTTACGATCCATTACGTTTTACTTCCTTTATGTATATTTATGCAATCGTACAACTGCCGGATTCAAGCAATCTGTAATTGTACTTATAAATTCCGTCGCTGAAATAACCTTGTACGCCGTCCGCCCATCTTTTTTCAAGCATTATCTCATCGCCTTTGTTTTTGCCGTTTTCAAGGTCAACCGGGGTTTTCCACCATATTTTCGTACCCTTTGCGGCTTTGCGATAACTGAACGCGTTTTTCTTTTCTGCCTGTTGTTTATGGTATTCATAACACTTTTCGCGCCATTCATTCGCAAGTTTGTTTTCCGTCGGGCTTAACAGTTTCAGAATTGCTTTCGGACAATTATAGTTGTATGGTCCGACTGTTTCGTCCATATCTTTATAAAAGAATTCTCCGTTCTGCATCTGAGTCAGGACTATTGCCGCCCATGTTTCTTTTGTGGATTCGTCCTGAACTGCCGCGAAGTACGTCGAGCCGACCATCTGCGACTTCAAAATCTTCTGATTGCGCGAAAACATTTCGTCTAATTCCGCTTTTTTATCGAGTTTGCCGTTTTTGTAATGCGTTGCAAAGTAACTTGTCCATCCCATAATATATAAACCTTCCTTTTGTGAGGGCTTTCCGCCCTTCAACTATTTACATTATACCATATATAGATAGCGTTGTCAACTGTTTAATCGAAATATTTTAAAATATTTTTATCCTGAAACATCCGCCCGGGAACGGCTATCGATTAGCACGGACTGCATCAGACTACCCGGAGATAAGGTGTGGATATTCTTCGGGAAGGCTATGCGCCGTAATGCGGATTCGGGGTGCGGGGTGACGGATTGCACGGGCTATATAGGGCAAAAGAAAAACGGAACGATTCCGCTCCGTTTGTTCTTGTTATTTACCTTGTATGCCTTGTAAAAAGTCTTTAACCATTGCCACGCAACTGTCTGCCGTTACGCAGATTTTAAACGAGTCATTCTCGCAAGTGACGTGTAAATATTCTTCGTTGCCGTCAAAGATATAATCGCAATCATTAAAGCCTGCTTGCCTTGCTAATGGCTTTATAATATCGACCGTAAAGCGTCTTTTACCCATGTAATTTTCGCCGTATAATGCTTTTCTCATCTTCTGTTTACCTCCGCATTCCATTTATTTGCTTGCTCGTTTAATATCGAGCGATATTCCCTTTCGCCATCGTCAGTTCCGCGATCTTCGTTTTCTTCGTCATAAATGGCGCATAAGCCTAACATAGTCAACTCTGAATTGTTAAGTCCAAAACTTTCTTTTAACCATTCCGAAACGGCTACATCGCCATCTTCTTCGGTTTTTTGCTTTATAATTTCATTGAATAGCCATAACCTGAAATCATCAATCATATTGTACGTTTTCTTTTCGTCCATATATAAATCTCCTTTGCAATGGCTTTCCGTCCACTTGCAAGTAAATTATACCATATATAGATAGCATTGTCAAGTATTTAAACAAACTTTTTTAAAATATTTTTATTCTGAAACGTCCGCAATCCGCCGCCCGGAGATTAGCACGGACTATATAGAAAAAGACGGAACGCAATGTTCCGCCCTTTTCCTTGATTGAGATTTATATATATGTTATGTGTGAGCGTAAATATTAAGATTAAAATCGTTTTTAGTGGCTCGCGTTGTCTTTATTGCTTTATTGAAATAATCTATCGCGGATTGTTTATCTTCGGTGTACATCATGCCATAGGCAACCGCCTTCGTTTGACGTTCAACGCCATAAAGTCCACAATCATATTTTACAAGGCATATCGAGCCTTTCCTCGCTAATATAATCATCGTTTATTCTCCCTTTGCTTGTTGTTCAAGCATTGTGTATTTTAAATCGTATAATTTCGTCAATTTAGCCGTTATTCTATCTTGTTCGACCTGATTACCGTCCGCTTCTCTTCGGGCGATTAAAAGCCGCCCTATGGCTTCTCGTAACGCTTCTATCGTCATAATAAATTCCCCATAATCCATTCGATCGCCTGCTTTTCGGTATGCCCCGGGTGTTCTTTCGACCATTGCTCGAGCCTTAACTCTTTTATCTTTCTGTCAATTGAGCCGGCGGGGGTGTCCGCTATGGCAATCTCAAAGCCGTTTAACGCTCTTTTCATTTTCCCATCTTCGAGTTCTTCGTATGGTATTAAACCGTAATATGTGTTATTATTTTCCGTTCTATTATGGTATTTCGGGTTTGTATCGGTTATCAATACGAACTCGCGATCCATTATGTTTACACTCTTTGTTAAAACTTTCATATTATTCACCATCCCTTTCAACTTCAAATTTTGCCTCGGAAATCAATAAATATAATTTCTTATACTTCTCTGCTTCTTCGAGATAAAATTGTGTTAAGCCGGGGATTTCCGCTTCTTCTGCGTACTTCTGAGCGCGTTCGATCATAGAATCCAATGCCGCTAAAATTTCGCCCGTCTGAGTACCATCAAGTTTTACTACTTTTACCAACCTTTCCATATTATATAAATCTCCTTTGGCTCTCGCCCTTCAACTGTCTATATTGTACCATATATAGATAGCAATGTCAACTATTTTTCGCAACTTTTTAAAAATATTTTTATTTTTTTTCTTCGCCCGGAGAACGGCTCGTAATTTTGCACGGCTACCGGGATAAAAGAAAAGCGAGGATTTCTCCCCGCTTTCGGTTAATCGCATAAATACGACCATGATTCTATTTTGCTAAGTCCGTAACGCTTTAAATACGTTTGTAAGCGTTTTTCAAAGCGTTCTTTGCATTTCTTCAATGCGACTATATAACCCGCTCTATCGTCGGCAGAAATGACTTTGTGTGGCTTATCCCCGTAATACATCGAGTGTTTATACTCAGACATAAAACCGACCGTATAAAAGCCATCTAAGCCCGTCCCGAACAGATAGCCGTTTCTCGTTTCGTCCTCGGCTTCCTTTATCTGAACGTCGATCTGTTTCAGGTTCTCCGAAATGAAAAACTTTTCGGATTTTCTCGCCCGTTCCGCAAGGTCTGATGCCTCGTTTATCTGTTCCTGACTCGAAACGCCGCAAAAACCATAACCAAAACAAAACGTTGTTTTTATCTTCGGCTTTTCGATTTCTACGATCTCGCCCGTTGTCAATTCCGTCAGGCTATCAAGATATGTGTTTTGTAGCCATTTAACATACTTGCGGCTGTTTTCGTCGTCGCCGTATTCTTTGGTGTAACTGTTTTCAAGTGTTGCGTACAAGTCCTTAACTTCTTTCATATATATAACCTCTCTTTTTGTGAACGTTTCCTCGCTCACTTTCTGATTGTATTATACCATATATAGATAACATTGTCAAGTACTTTTTAAAACTTTTTTAATTTTTTTTTAAATTATTTTTGACTTGCTCTGCACCCCGGGGATTTGCACGGCTTGCATCTGTTCTGCTCTGACGTAATGCCCACAAGAAAAATGCGGGCGTTGTTTTGTGGTTCTTCCGTTCGGCTTATTCTCTCGCCGGAGATTTTGCACGGCTTACGGAAGGCAAAAAAAACCGCCCTTTCGAGCGGCTTTCGATTTTATCCGATTGCTATTATGTTTGATATTTTAATGTCAAAACAAGCCGTTTGACTGCTTTTTCTATCGCTGACGAGTTTCTGTTCGACGAGTTCCGCTTTCGTCGTTTTCTCGCCGTTTATCGTCCATTCAGAACGCGTTGCCGTATGCGTTGTATAAACTCGCAACATATATTCGCCCGTCTTTTCTGACTGTAAAATATAATTAACGTCGCCGTCTTTCCATACTTTACCATTAAGCCCGCCCGTTTCCTTGTTTATGTTCGCTTTCAGGTGGGAGTAATTTATTCCCAAGCGGTAAACACCTTTACACTTTTTAACGATGTTTTTATCTCTACCCGCCGCCAGCGTATAGGGGTTTGCGTAATACTCTATGCAAACAAACGCGCCTTTCTTTTTGTCTTTTGCCTTTTTGATAACTTCCTGTAATTCCATAACATAAACCTCTCTTTTGCCTTTCGGCTTTATCTGTATATAGTATATCATATATAAATAGCATTGTCAACTGTTTTCGCAAGTTTTTTAAAATATTTTTTATTGTCTGATACCCGGATATTTAGCACGGCTACCCGAAGATAAAAAGAAAACGCCCTTTTCGGGCGTTCGCTTTTAATGTAATTTAAAGTAAACCGCTTGCCCCTCTCTCAGGATCCAACAACTTTTGCAAGACTTGCAAGAGCCTTGACAAGGGATCGCAAATTCGGGGATGTTGTTTTCGGCGGGATCTTTTAACTCTACATATGCAACCGGGAAATTATACGGATTATCGATTTTAAACGATTTTCCCCAACTACTGAAAACAATGTGTAAATTGTCGGGAATGTTTCCGCCGTTCGCGATAAACTCGTTGACGATCTCAAATTTTTTAGTAAACGCTAAAAATTTTGTGTCGGGAGAATTTTTCGCGATATTAACCATCATTTCAAAAAACTTTTTATTGACGATATCACCCGAAGAAAACCAGCGGAAGAAACGATAAACAATATCGCCGTTATTGATCCATTCGGTAAGATCTTTTTCGAGTTTTTCGGGATTGTTTATAAACTCGTTCAGGTTATTTTTTAAAGACCGTTGAACGTTGCCATAAAGCCAATTACCTTTGCAAGCATAGCAATTTTTTTTACAAGGCGCATCGCATCTACAAGTTACGATCGCGGGAAGATTAAACGACGGGATTTTATCCCCGAGTTTACTATTACTTAAAGAAACATGCATCTCAATCACCATTGCAAGCCGTTCGCATCGGCTCGCCCTTTCTTTTTTCTGATTATATTATACTATATATTGATAACATTGTCAAGCATTTTTAACAACTTTTTAAAAATATTTTTATTTTTTGTCGCGTACTCGACCGGGTGTACGCGTATATAGGCACGGTAACATATATCTTGCATGAACGCTCCGCCCCGCCCCTCGCCGAGGTTCCACAAGCAAAGCCGGGTAGGGGTGGTGTGCGAAAGGTCTTTTGCAGGAGCGGGTTGAGTGAATCATTCCCCTCCCGCCAAACCCGATCTTAGGCAGTTTTTAAATATCTCAGAGCAACCTTAGGCAGTTTTTGAAATAATCCAAACCAAACTTAGGCGGTTTTTGATAAAGCAGTGCAACCCAACTAAATTTTTTTGTAAATGAAGTTATATAACAAAACAAACAGATTTAAAAACAAGCCGAAAAGAATTGTGATAATGGAGTGATAAAAGCGGAATAAAACAAATTTAAGTGCAATTTTTTAAATCGCAAAAATTCACTGTAATTATCATATATTTTAGTGTGGATTTACCTCTTTTTTACATAAAAAATTTATAATTTATATAAAATATACATGAAAAATGAAAAAGAAATTTATAGGAAAGAATAGTAAAATTAGGAATTTTTTACGCGAAAAATTGAAATTTGCGAGGAAAAAGCCAAGGAATTATCGAAGATTTTGAGAATTGTGAAAACTGCACTTAAATTTAAAACGCGACATTGAATTATGACGAAGCGGTGAAAATGCGACCAAAAACACCAAAAAGTGACAAAACGCAAAGTTTTGAACTGAAAATCCACAAAACAAAACAAATCAAACAACAAGCAAACGAAAAAAACGAAAAACTTTTTTTCTCAATTCATTGTGGATATTCCTTTCCGCTTTTCGCGATACGGAAACGGGGTAAAAGGGGAAAACAAAAATTATTTGAAATTTTTCGTAAAAACTCTTTACAAAAAAAAAATTGTGTGGTATTATGTAGACGAAAAGGCATACCGACTGCCATAAGTCGGGCATATTAACTCAAGGAGAGAGGTAAAATTCCGAATGCAGAATGAAATCAAAGAAGAGGTAAAGAAACCCGAATCCGAAGCGGACAAAGAACTTAGCGATTTGTTTGTGAAAGACGAGGAGGTAGCCGCTACCGAAAACAACGCAGATACCCTTACTGCTGGGCAGGAAACCGACGGAACGAAAGAGGACACCGAAGTCAAAACCGAAGAGCCGTCCGTCGATATGTCGGCTGAAGAAAAAAGCGGCGCAGAAAATTCCGTAGAAACTGAAAACTTATCGCAAAAAGACACAGCGCAGACAGGTGCGCCGGAAGTCGAAAAAGCGATATTCACGCAGTCGCAAGTCAATAAATTGGCAGGCAAAGCAAGAGAAGAAGGCAGAGCGTCGGCTTTGAAAGAGTTGTTTGCGCGATACGGTGTGGCTGACGAGAACGAGTTGAACGGAATATTCGGCAAAGGACAAACGTATGACGATCTGAACGAAGAATATGCCGCGCAGGGCAATTCGGTCAGAGAAGTCAGAGACGAAAACGCTTTACTCAGAACGAACATAGTTCCTGAACGTTGGGACGACGTTAAAGCGATTCTTGGCACGAAAGGTCTTGAGGTTTCTCAGGAAAACATTACCGCAGAATTGGCGACGCATCCGGAATGGCGAGGAGCGAGTGTGGCAGTTGAATCGGAAAAGAACCCGTTCAGCCCGGAATTGGGCGAGCAACTGAAGAACACTCCGACGCAGAAACCGGACGCGACGGAAAGCAAGATGTCGCCGCTCAGACGGTTAGGCACTGAAAACGGCGAAAACGAATCGCCCGAAGTTGCCGAAGAGAAGAAAATTCTCTCGATGTTCGGGCTGTAAAATTTCTGTGGATTATCCAAAAGGAGAAAGTGAATTATGACTATCGATGAGGCTAAGAAAGCATTTGACGAAATGAGAGCGCAGGGCGCGGACGATAATGCGATACTCGGAACGTTGTACAGAATGTTCCAAGACGACAAAATCGACGTAGAGCAACTCGGCGCGCTTGTAAACGTACTCGGATATGAACTTACGGACGAATTCAAGCAGATGACTCCGGAAGATCAAAAGACGAAAGGTTGGGAAGCCGACGATGAAAGCGAAAAAGCGGAAGGCGTGACCGACGAAGAAGTCGAAAAGGCGAAAGAGTACGGCGACGATCCTGACGAAAGGAGCGACAACGCATCCGACGAAAAATCGGACGAAACGGACGCTGAATCCGACAAAAAGGACGAGGAAGAATCCGACGAGGAAGCGACGAAAAAGGCGAGGAAAATATTCGGTTTGGACTAAAAAATTTATTTCTTAGGAGAAAACCTATATGCCCGGTAACAATATAGAACTTATTACCAAGTATAGCACCAAAGCGTTCGACGAAGTTTACAAACAGGAATCGGTTACGGCGGCTTTGGACGTCCCCAACGCGTTTATGGAATTTACGGGTGCAAAGACCGTTAAAATCAGAAAATTCCAGACGGGCGGACTTAACAGTTATTCGAGAAACAACAACGCGGGCGGTTACGGCGATTTAAGAATCGACGAACCCTCGGGCAATTATTACGGATCGGCGGGATTCGGATATAAGCAGACGAGCGCGAAAGTCGAATGGGAAGAAAGAACCCTTAAGATGGACAGAGCGGCGGCTATTCCGATCGAGTATTTCGATAACGAGGAAGCGGGCGGCGACGTAGTATCGCTTACGGCATCCGAATTTATGAGAACCGTTATGGTCCCCGAAAACGACGCGTACACGCTTTCGACGATTGCGGCGAATGCGGGTAAGGTTGTAGGCGAAGCGATCGCAGACAACAAAGCCCTTGCGGCATTGAACAGCGCGTTCCTGTATTTCGAGGAAAACGAAGTCCCCGCAAACGATCAGATTATCTTCGCATCTCCGGCGTTTATGAAGAAACTTCGTGAAACGACCGAAATGACGAGATTCCTCGGCGAGGATGTAAAAGACAGAAAAGTCAATTACAAAATCACGAATTACGAAGGCAGAGATATTATCACGGTATCTCCGCAGAGGCTTCATACGGGCTTCAAACCATACGAAGGAGGTTACGGTTGGGAAGCAGGCTCTGCGGCGATTAACTTCCTTGCAGTAGCGAAATCCGCAGTCGTACACATTAAGAAATTCGAGCAGTTGAAAATCGTAAGCGGCGATATGAACCTTGCCGGTAACGGATTCGACGGTTACACGATTTATGCACGTATGTATTACGACGTATTCGTACTCGACAATAAGAAATACGGTATTTACGCAAGCATTTCTTCGACTCCTGAAGCCGCAGAAGTTCCCATGGTAAAACTTGAGATCGAAGTAGATAAGACTTCGCACAACATAACCAAGATTACGACCACTCCTCCGAACACGCTTTGCTTCGTAGCGTCGGGAACGAATTCGAGCGGAACGTTGACTTCTCCCGTACTTGCGAAAGTCGGCGACAACGTTAAGTCCGGAACTAAGTTCTATGCTATAACTTCCGACAAGAAGATTATCAGCAACGAAGTTGCTCTGTACACTGATTAATTCAGTCGAAGTAACAATTTAACACAAAGAGGCTATCATTCCGAAAAGGTTTGGTAGCCTTTTTTTGAAATATTTTTTAAAATCTTTTTAGAAAACACTTGACAAGATTTTATGGTTGTGATAATATATGCTTAGGAAATGGATTTTCGCATATTTTCCGTTTCCCATTCCCCCTTACTCGCGCCGTCGCGTTCTTGATTACTGACGCAAGTTTTTTGCCCTTTTGCTTAAATTTTTCTTGCGTACTCGTTCGTTTATAACAGTAATTCTCCAATCATTAAAACCTTTCTGACGCGGCGGCGTGACGATATGCTGTATATGCTCGGAGCAACGAGCGATACGGCATCGACAGGCAGTTAAAGGGTTCTGCCTTTATTCGAGTTCAAATTGCGTAGGGGAACTCGGAAAACAAAAACCTTTTTACGGAAGATTACTCAATGATGGCAAAGAGGTCAGTTTGCTAAACTGATAGGTCCTTGTAAAGGGATGAATAGGATCGACACCTATATCTTCCGCCAAGGGTGTGTAGTTCCACCTGATGTTACTCGGCTAAAATCGGGTACGGTACGGCTTTGGCTGTTCGTCTTGCTCCGTTAAGGCAGACAAAACGGGTTTTGAAAAGTTTTCCTCGGAAGAGCAGAGCGTAATGCCGACTTGCGGCGCGCAATAAAACAGAAATGCAAGTTGTCATTGGTTGGCTATTATTGGTGTGGAGTAATTTCCCACACAAACGATCGTGAATCCTCGGTTAAGGGTTGCAACCGAAAAACTTTTTAAATTATGCCGCTGACCAATATGCGGGATAAAAGTGGTTGGGTTGACAGGTATGAACTTCACACGCCTCTTTACAATGCGTACCACGTGAAGTCTTTATAGCGGAATAGAGAAACCCGGAATCTCGCATGGCTCAAACCATGAAATTGCTGGTTCAAATCCGGCTTCCGCAACCATTCGCAGTATCTTTGGCATACAATTTTGACTCCGACATCAGGCAGGAAATCTCGTTGTGAAACGGGATTTTTTGCTTTTGTAAAAAATTTTCCTAAAAACGCTTGCAAAACTCATAATTTTGTTGTATTATGATAATGAATAAAAATATTATTTAGGCGGTGTGGATATGGCAGACACGAAAAAGCCGAACGTCGGCGAGGCTATATTAGGTAAAAATAAACAAGCGATCGGATCGTATCAGGAAGCCCCGGGCGGAGGTACGCCTTTGAAAGCGGGCGAGAAAGCACCGTCTAAAGAATGGGTAGCGGCGAATCGCAAAATGCAACCTCGAGATGATGACGGAAAGTTTACGTACAACGCAGCGAACGCGAAGCCTTTGGAGTACGGACCGTCAAGAGGTTGGACTGTCCCGCCGTTTTTACGTGGTATTAAACTGACGTATGTAAAAAAATCCGATGTAATTATAATCGAAGAGGGTAAAAGAGTTCTTGCGGGTATCGATATGACACGCGAGCAACTTATAAATAATTTTAAAGAGTATTCGGAACAAGAAGGCGGGTTTAAAAATCTTTCGAGCGAAACACAGAGTAAGACCGGCGCGTTTTCAAAGAAAGAGAAAGTTGCAAAGGAAATGGGTTATGAGGGATTATTGAAAAATCTCACCATTCAAGATTTTACCGATGGTTATAAAGAAAATAAAGAATCGGGCAAATTAAAAGGCAAATTCAAAGATGTCAAGAAATTAAGCGAAAAGCCTCAATCGAATCCCGAGCCGAAGAAAGAGGTTGCACCCGAAGCCCCGAAATCTGACGTTACGAGCGAAGAAAAAAAACTTGCGAGTACGGATCCTGTTAAACTTTTTGCCACAAGCGAGAACGCAAAGGCATTAAGAAAGAAAGCGGAAGAAAAGGGCTTGAATTTATCCGGTAAGGCGGTAGCGAAAGCGATTGCCGATGGATATACGTGGGGAGATTTAAATAAAGTTGTTGACGAGGCGTAATTATGGTTACGAAGTCAGATAACACGAAAGGTAATCCTTATCACGATAAGGAAGGTAAATTCACCAAAAAAGAGGGTGCGTCTGCCGGCGGTGGAATAAATACCGAAAACGAGAGCGTTGGCTCACCGAAGAAATTATCGTTGTCGGATATAGTAATTACACCGCAGGAAGTCGGGAAATTAAATCTCTTTGATTCTGAAGATGACGATGCTGATTTTTGGGATAAGGTAGATACATATTCCGAAGCAAAAACTGATTCTGCGAAAGAGGCTTTGAAAACTACCGAGGGAACAGAGCAGGTAACGATATCTGCAAATCCCGATGTCGTAACGGTTATTAATGGTCTTGATTCTAAGACTGTTTATGATACTGTATTAAAAGATCCGACATTGGATCCCGATAAAATTAAGAATGCATCGGAATCTGAATTGAAAGAACTTTTGCAAGCGCAGTCGGTTCTTGCCGAAAAGAAAAACGATAAAACGCTTGAAGAAGCAAATAATAAATACTTTTATAATTTATGGCAATATCCTGTAAAGCCGTCAGATTATCTGGATAAAAAGGATAAAATTCAGGCTAAAAAGGATTATTTCCTTTTCGATTATAAAGGTTCTGATAAACAAGAAAAACTTGCCTCTCTTGATTCTTTTGTGGAATCGGGAGAAAAATACGCAAAAGCAAAAGAGATATACGATTCCAAATACAAATCTGCGATTGAGATTGTAGATAAATTCGGAAACGGAATATATAGTTTTGAGCGTAAAGAGTCTGCAATATACATTGGCGCAAAGAATTATCCTGTTTTTAACGAGATAGCCGAAAGTAAGAAGATTTTCTGACCGAATTCCGAAACGGTGATAAAATCGTTACAAAATTCAAATCCTACTGCATTAAACGCAGTGATTGGATATACGGGCAGTTATGCAAGCATCAACGAGCCTTTAAGAGGTGAAACTTATCTCGGCAGTAAAACAAGCAAAGAAGAGTTTGTTAAAAACGTTGAGGGAATGACAGATGCTATAGAATTATCCACATACGATTTTGATTATTGGGTTCAGCGCGGGACGCATGGCGTAGTCGATGAAGAAAATGGGGTTGATATAAACCCGAGTATGACAACTGCGGAGTTAAACAATTTGGTCGGCAAGCAATTTGTACAGCGTTCGTTTTTCTCGGCAGGAGCGGCTAAAAACACGGGTATGCCAACGCGTCCGATAATACTGAACGTTTATTGTCCGAAAGGCACAAAAGGTTTATATGTGGAATCGATTTCGCAATTTGCGGGCGAAAATGAAATGATTCTTCAAAGAGGATATACGTATAGGATAACAAAGACCGAAAAGAATTCAAACGGTAGAATTTTTGTTGATTGCGAAGTCGTATTAGGCTCTGATAAAGATAAATACACCCACGAACAACTTGTGGACGTAGCAAATAAATACATAATGGAGTAAGGGAATGAATAAAGACCAAGATATTATGCATGTAGGTTTTACAAGCAAAAACCTTGTTTGTAAGAAATGCCGGTATGGGGCGATTACCGATCCTGAGAATTCGTTTTGTGCGTTTTACGATGTGAAACCGTATGAAATTCGTTGTCAAGGTAAAGACTGTCCGCATTTTGAATCGTTTGAAAAATATGCAAAACAAAAATAACTAAACACAAAGGGGAATATAAAATATGTTAGGTGCAGTAATAGGTGACGTTGTTGGCTCGCGTTATGAGTTTAACAACATTAAAACTAAAGATTTTGAATTGTTTGGAAAGGGCTGTTATGCAACGGACGATACGGTTATGACGTGTGCCGTTGCTGAAGTTCTGATAAATAAAAAGCAAAACGACAAAGATTATATCGTCGATACTTTAAAAAAGTGGGGCAAGAGATATCCACAGGCGGGATATGGCGGTCACTTTGGATGCTGGGTATTGGGTAGCGAACGCGAGCCATACAACAGTTACGGAAACGGCGCGGCTATGCGAGTTTCGGCAGTTGGTTGGATTGCCGAGTCTGAAGAAGAAGTTAAGGACTTATCGCGGAGAGTTACGGAAGTTACTCATAATCATCCCGAGGGAATAAAGGGTGCTGAAGTTGTTGCAATGTGTATTTATTACGCAAAGCAAGGTAAAGACAAAGCGTTCATAAAAGAATATGTCGAAAAATATTATAATCTTGATTTTGATTATGATGATTTAAGAAAGACATATATCCACGCAGAAGAAATTTGTCAGAACACCGTTCCGCAAGCGATTTTTTGTTTTTTGATATCGGATAGTTTTGAAGATTGTTTAAGGACTACTATTTCAATCGGTGGTGATTGTGATACTACAGCCGCTATCAGTTGTGCGATTGCCGAAGCCTATTATGGTGGTTGCGGATGTTGCGAAAAAGAAGTTCTTGATTATCTGACTCCCGATATGAAGAATATATTAAAAAAAGTAAAAACGAGGTAACTTATGGACGGCGGAAACAACATAGAATTAACCACAAAACAAATCACGGGCAAGAAGAAAATCGATAAAGTTTTCAAGAAAAAGCCTGTTGTAAAAGAATTAAGTCAAACCGAAATCAATAAAATGTTTGGAATTAAGGAGAAATAATTATGAAAAAGCAGGAAATGTTGGACTATATCGATAAACTTATCGCGGATGAAATCGAAGCGATTGACGGGTATCATAAAGGCATTGAAAAAATGCAGGATTCACCTCGTGTGGTAGATTTATTCGGCAGAATTTATAACGACGAAACAAGACATTTAACTGACTTGCAGGACCTTAAGAAAGCCGTTGAACAGCATGAAGAAGTTATGGAGTCTATCGAAATGCAGAGAATGTTCGGACTCAAAGATTGCGGACCTGTCTGCATGTATGGACCGCAGGGCGACGGAATAGTTATTACCGACGAAGATAAAGAGAAGAAGGAATAAGATATGGCGTTTATCAATAACAAGAAATTTGCAGAGATACGTAACGCGGCAAAAAACGGCGACGAAAAGGCATTGAAAGTATTACAAGCAATGCGTAAAATGCAACCGCAAGCCGATATCGACAGACTTGTCGAAGATTATTATGCTATACCTGCTCCCGCCGTTGAAGAAACGCCCGAAACGCCCGCTGTAGCCGACGATTTAAGTCTTAACGATGCAAGTGTTGTCGATTCGGTGATTTCGTCCGATATAGCCGATTCTGACGGCGACGTTACGACTATTACGTATAATCTCGACGATATCTCAAAAGATATGGACGGACTTGTCGACGAAGATGAGGTCGAAGATATGTCGTTTTCGGATTTCCTTGCGGATAAGAAAAGGAATATGATGCGGGCGAGAAAGAACGCGGATTATTTCAAAATGTATGATAACGACAGCAGAAGCAAGTACGCGGCGGACGCGGTTGCGAAATACAAAGCGAAGTTCGGCGATCTTGAGCGTGATATCGACAGACGCAATAAAGACACGATGACCGCTTTGGGAATGTATGAGCAGAGTGTGGGCGATGAACTCGACGATGAGGTCGAACTCAGCGCGGATAATGCCGACAAAGCGTATTCGGATCTGATAGACAATTCGGGCGCGATGCACTCGTTTGGCAGATATTGGGACGAAGAGGACAAAGCGAACGTTGTTACGGAACTTAAGGCACTTATCGGTAAATACGGGAAAAAGAACGTACTTGCGGCAATAAATACTTTGAAAAGCGATAACGAGAATTACAAGAGTTATATGCACAACAAGATAGACACCGAGGTTGGGAAATACTCTAAAAATCTCGAAAATTTGCTTGGCAAGTAATTTTTTTGAAAGGCAAGGGAAAACTTTGCCTTTTTTTATTGATTTTTTCTAAAAATGTGATATAATGAAATTAAAGGTGTGTTATGATACAAAAATTATTGATAGAAGTGGACGCGCCGATGCCGCTTCAGAGTTACGGAGAGGGACACGTTATTATGTATAATGCGCAAAGAGGAAGATATTATGTAACCACACGCGAGAACTTCCTTGCGGTTCAGAATGCAAAAATATCCGAACTTGAAAAAACGATTCTCGACACCGAGGAGCGTATAAAAACAACTCAGACCGAAATAAGTAAAACCGTAGGGGATTTAATACAGTCTTTTGCGGATTTTCAGACCAAATCGAGGGAAGAACAGGCTAAGTTTTATGAAACTTACAAAGAAACGAACGCTAAAATTCTTGACCTTGTAAAAAAATCTTGCGTTTCAGGAGATTAATTTATGAAAAAACGTAGTTTGTTTTTTGCTTCAATGGCGATGTTATTCGCTTTAGTCGGGAACTGCATATTCTTAACCGGTTCTCCGAAAGTTGCACACGCGGAAGAGAACGTTCCGCCGGCAGAAGAAAGCACAATCGAATCCGAATCTACCGGCGAACCGGAAAGTATTGCCGAATCCGAGAGTGAAGTTGTGGAACTTCCCTGCAAGGTAGTAGTAGCCGCCACTCAGTACGGAGATGTTATAGTCGATAAAGAATCGGGCAACGTCGGCGATATTGTAACCGTTTACGCGAAGCCGTATTCGTTATTTAAGTTAAAGAGTATAACAGTCAACGGTACAGTACTCGTTGCGAATGCCGACGGAATTTATACGTTTGCAATGATAGAGGGCGAGAACAAGGTTTCTGCCGAATTCGAGATAAGCCAATCCGAAGTTTCCTATATTTTGGGACTTATCGAAAACGCTAAGAACGGCAACTTTGAAGATATATTCTCTCTGAAAAATTTATTAACGCTTATAAGTTGGGCGATTTCGTTGTTTATGGGTAGCGGGTTCTGTATTACGTTGCTTAAATCCAAAAAGATAAAAGCACAGACCGCACAGGAGATTTCCGAAGCAGTCGACGCGGCTACCAAGAGCGAAGTTGCGAAAGGCATATCCGCGTTCCTTAGCGAGCAGTTTGGACCGTCGTTTGACGCGCTCAGTACGAGTATAAACGATATTTCCGAAACGTGTCAGTCAATGGCTCGTTGCATGGTTTTAGGGCAGGAGAACACGCCTGAAGCACGTCTTGCTATTATACAGGAACTTTCGTCTAAGTCTAAAAAGGCAGAGAGTTTGGCAGATGAAGTAAAGAAGATCGTCCATGCGGAAATGGCTGACGCAGAAAAAGCAAAGCAGGACAAATTGGATTTGATTGAAGAACTTGAAGCAAAGAATCAGGCAATCGGAACGGACACTTCGGCAGAAGAAAACCCGGACGATAAGCACGATTTGGAAGGAAGATATTAAGAGGATAAAACAGTATGGGTGGAATTGAGAAGAACGACGGAAAAGATCACGGCGCGGTGTTTGTCGGAAAGAAAAAGAAGTTCATCGATAAACTAAGAGATAATATACAGAAATTATTGATAATCGCGGTATCTGCCGTGTATATTTTCCAAGGCTTTTTCTCTTTGTCGAAAAGAGATACAACGGTTTTGGAAATTCTCGGCAGTATCGGATTATCAATAATTATCGGTGTCGTGATATCTACGAGTATGAACTCAATGGGCATAAAAGACGGGCGCAGAAGCGAGTTGTTTGAAGCGTCTATGAAAGCCTACGGAGAAGCAAAATCCAAATCCACAAAATACTTCGATAAACTTCAGGCTTGGTGCGAGTACAAAAACTCTATCGATCTTGAAGCGAAGAAAAAAGATATCGTATTGACGGCAGGATTGTCGTGGAAAGGCTTTAAATTCGGGTATTACGACGAACACCCGGAAAGACTATCGGAAGAGCAGAAAAAACAGTTAGAACGCGCGAAATCGGCTAAAATAGAAAAGTTGTATTCGAGCGATCTTCTGAGCGATAGCAATAAAGATAAGTCGCTATTCGGAAAGCCGTTTGGCAGATTCGGTAAATCGGAAAAAGATTATTTGTTGATCGTAAACACATCCGATATGGTTTACAAGGTAGCAATCGGTATAGTCTGTGGTTTATATATGCTGAAGCCGATATTTTCCGAGCAGATTCTTGCGAATATGATATGGAACACGTTGCAGATATTGTTGTGGTTGGCGTTCGGATCTATGAAGTACGCAAACGCGAAATACTTTATGGAGTATGAGTACAGACAATCGCACGTCATTCAGAAAACAGAATGTATAAACGAATTCTTTATAACAATGGAGAACCGTCCCGAAGTTATCGAGCAGTTCGATGATGAAGCCGAAATCGATAAATACATTTTGGAATTCATAAACGAAAAGGAGAGAGTGAAGAAAAATGCCGAACAACCAGCAGACACCGCCGGCAGTGGTGACGACGGAAACGCCGAATCAGAACATATCTCAGACACCGAGCCAGCCGCCGAAAATGACGGTTAAGGAGTTTATTTTCAGGCTCTGCTTATATATATTTATCGGCGGTGTTTTACCGTTTATATTCCTTGTATGGCGGTTTGATTTATTTAACCCGAACGCAAACAAACCCGTAGTAATAGGCGGTTGGGGAATCGTTGCGATATTGTTTATTACGATATTTTTTCTTAAGATGTTAAAGGCAATCCGAAAAGGAATGATGTTTTCCGTATGGACTCGGGCTATAGACGCGATTACGAAAGTGTTTATTCCTTTACTTATTGCGATTGTCGTAGTAAACTTTGTCGGAAGTATTCAGAAAGAATTGTTTCAGTTTTTAGTTGTAGTATTTTTGCTTGAGATACCCGCAACTGCGATAAATCCGATTCCGAGATGGACTTATGAGAATAAAATTGAAGAAATGTCGCTTGGGATTGGTAAAATTGCGAAGAATATTAAAGAACATTTAGAGAAGTCTAAAGGGGAATAATAATGCTTGACCTTTGGAACAGCAGAAGAGATATGTTTATAGAGTGCGAATGGTGGTCTGTGGATAAAAGAGAAATAATTCCCGCAGACCAAATTTGCTATAAACGAACTCCGAACGGAACGTTTTTTGCTAAGGAAGTCAATTCGTACACAAGCGACAATCAGATAGTTGAAAGCGCGTTTATGGCTACGCAGAAAACTATTACGTTAGTTACGGGCGATAATCTGAGAACTCCGGTTGCGATAAAGCAAAACGATATCGTAAGAATCGGCGACGATATATATCGTGTAGACGGAATTCAGGAATCGCCGGTAAAAAAGCAAAATCAATATATGAATTATGGGAGCAGTCGCACAACTTACTTGAGTTTACGCGGCTGATAGGCTATGGACGAGATTGATTGGGATAAAGAAAAACTTAAACTCGCGCGGATTATCGTAAAGAATCTAAAAGCAGAGTTTTCCGTTGTTCGTTTGTCCGGGAACCTCGCAAATACGATAACCATAACGAAATACAGTAGCGAATCTCAGAGCGGGTACGATATAAATATTCCCGCAGAAATATACGATATTCCGCTATATCGGCGTAAAGGCGTAGTTGTTCATACAGGAAACGGCAGTTACGCAAACGAAGTCGATTTAAGCGGCGGGTTCAGCGGACGGCATAAGAATTATGTAGATCGGTGTATTCAAGAATCTATTCAGGAATGGCTCAGTTTATCGAGAATAAAGGCAAAGGTTGAATAAAAATGGCAGGTTTGGATTATAATGCGCTTGTAGAAATGATACGTAACAATATTGCGGAGGTAATGACTGATCCGTTTTATGATGGTTACGATATCGAAGTTACGAACGAAATGCAGTTCCTCGAAAAAAAAGAGGGCTATAGAAATCGTATTTACATTGTTGTGAAGTTCGCGCCGGCGACAACGTTTTTCGGGCAGACTGTATTAAGTTTCACCGTTACTGCGATTTCCGAGCATAACCACTGCTTTGTTTGCCAAAAATTATTGTCGGACTACGCGCAGAAATACAACTTAGAGCAGACAGGTTATATTCAGCAGATATACGAAACGCCCTCGGTTATATTGAACTTTAACGAAATATACGAAGGTTTTGCCGCCGTTATGGCGATGAGCGGCACGTTCGTTATTGCTAAAGACATAGCAAGGATAAGTTTTGAGTATATATACACAGACAAAGATGGTAATGAACAACCGCCCGAAACAGTAAACGCAATAACAAATTACTGTCAGTTTAATAACGACGTTGACAGTCAGGCGTTTTACGGAACGCACGACATTGCGGATTCTATAGCGAGAATAGGCTCATTTTCTTGCGGGTTATCGACGTATCTTTTCAATAACAGTCAACTTATTAAAGACTGTTTAAAACTTGTACAACTTGCTCAAAAGGACGCTACTCCGCTTGCAAATATAGATAAAAAATTCAAGATTGTAGTACATTTCGGCAATATGCTTGCAATGACTGTAGATATGAAACTTATATCGTTTAACTCCGAGGCTTCGTTAGGCGATTTACCGATAGTATCTATATCTTTTGCAAAATAAGGCGGTGAATTATGGCGGCTCAATCAAGTAAACGTGTTGTAACGATCCGAATCGTCGGCGGTGGCGGGAGCGGCGATAGTAGCGGAAAAGAAACCAAGCAAAAATCAGTCGAGTTCGATCCGAGAAAAATTTTATCGAAAACATTGGACGAGGCGTTCCCGACTTTAGCGAAAGTAAAAAACAGCGAGTTGGCTCAGTTTACTATCAAAAAAGCGGGCGCAGTGCTAAATTCGTCCGTATCTTATGCGACAAACAGATATTTTTCGCTTAAAGAAGATTATTTATCCGAAAACGTATACAACAATATTAAATCGGGCGTAACAAAAGGCTTAGGAATGGCAAGTAGTTTAATATCCGGTGCGGCGGCAGGCGCAAAAACCGGAAGCGTTTTCGGACCTGTAGGAACGGCGGTCGGCGCGGTTCTTGGCGCGTCGGTCGGCGGGTTCGGATATGGACTGAATCAGTATGTTCAGTATCAGCAGAAAATGAGCGGATATTATCAGCAATTAAACGCTACAAACGCTCAAACTCAGTTCCAAGCAAAACGTTTAGGATTATCTAACGAGGGACAAAACACTCTGAATTAAAGGGGCAATTATGAATTTAAGAGCAACAATAAACGGCAAACAATACGATATATTACAAGGGGCTACTTTCGCAGAAGAATTCAATGAAACTCTCGATAGTGGCTCTATTGTTATAAGCGGAGTAGAAAAGATAAACGATTTATTGCCTTACGACGACGTTTATATTTATTCTTTTAAGGATCCAAATTATGAGTTCCAAGGCTATCCGTTTGACACGAAAAATAATCCTCAACCGAAGTTTTATAAGCATCTTCTTGTGGACCAATTCACAGAAGAAGTTTTAAGGCTCGGCGACGAACGCGGTGCAGGCACTTATAAATACAAAATCGAGTTAATGAGTGAAACGAAAAAACTCGAAACAATTCAGTTGCCGAACATTTCGATAACTCAGCCGATAAAGGGTACAAAAACTTCTGTGTGGGAATATGCAAACAGATTCGTAAATTTGTATTCTCCGACATATAAAAAGAAACTTACCGAAAATACTTGGAGCAATGTAAAAAAATACACTCTTGATTCAGATTTGCAGAATGTTTTTGGAAATACCTATGCTCCCGATTTTGTATTAAATGCTCCGTCCTTAAGGGTTTTATTATCAAAACTTTTTCTCGTAAAAGATATTATTCCGTATGTAAAAGACGATGTTATATGCGGTATGGATATCTCGAAACGGGGCAAGAAATTTGACTCTAACGATAAATATGTAAATATTATTACGGGTACGCGTACAAGCGACAACCATTGCGACAATTTAAGACGTAATTATTCTGATGCATTAGTTCAAGACAGAACTTGCCGGTCTGTGGAGTATGTCGGCTTTAGAAATAGCGACAATGCATTAATGACTATTTCAAATATGCGTCTTGAACTTGGTATGCCTATTTATAAAATCCGCAAGGTTTATCTTTGCTATTATAAACACATAAAGGTGAATTATACAAATGCAGTGACTAAACCTGAGGGGGTAACTGGTGTTCAAGACGGCGTAATGCTTTGTAAACAAGACATTACAAAATTAATTAAACTTAACACTGAACGTAATTTATTAAGTCAAGATTGGGAAAAATTAACTAAAACAGATTATCCCAAGACAGACGATGATATGGCAAAATATAAATTTTGTACAGTCGGCTACGATATAGGTTCAAGATTCATTACAGGTTGGGGAGATATGTATACTTACCCGACATTTTGGAATGACAATAAATACACCTCGATTCAAAATATTGTTTCTAAAATGGATTATTTTTATCCATTTGGAATTTATAGCGCACAATATGTTGCGGATAAATTTGGTGAGGGATGTACTGTTAGCACAACCTTAGATCCAAATTTTTGGAATCATGTTGAAGATCTTGATTTTTCTGGGAATTCTAATGGTACTGTCAATTCATTTTTTAGTACAGTTGAAAGCCCGTTTACAAATAAAAGTCTTAAGTTAAAAGGCTTATTCTTTATTGTAGATTACGAGGGGTTTTATAACGGTGCAATAATTCATTCTAAAAAGAACCACAGGGACGATATCACTATAAACGATAACACCTCGGAGTCGTTGACTTTGGTCGAACAGGATGCAATATTTCAAAACGAAAAAATAAACAGATTCGGGAATAAAGCATTGCAGATAAATGCAAGATATGATTCATTCTACGATTCAAACGATGAAGAGTTGTTACAGCCTTTAGCGAGTGTTTATAGTTCAAGTTATGAGGATGACGTTGTAATATACCATAGAGAATATTCAATTTACAATAATTGCGTACAATGTATCTATTATGGTATAAAGAATTATGTCTTAAAGAATTGGTTTACATCCGTTTATGCGAAATATAGAACGTGGGACTTAATGTCGTATAATGAAAGTGTAAAACGTGCAGAAAACGAAAAAGAATATATTTATTGGTCGGAAAATGAATTATATTATGAAAATAAAGAGAATTTGCTTTCGGCTTATGAAACCGATGCTAATAGTACGGTTCTGAATGATATAATTAGTTGTTTTTCGAGTTGGACTTTAAGTAATATTGTTGGTACATATAGTTTTTTAATTGACAAAAATATAAACTATGCTTGCATTGGGTTGGATAAAGATACAATTTATTCTTCCGATTTAAACGCATTTGTTGCAAACAACTCAATGTGTTTTAATTTAAAATTAAACGATAATTTTTCTCAAGGTCTTTACATTTCAAAAGCCGAACCATTTATCGGAGCGAGATGGAATGATGTTAACCCAAATCCCGAAGCAGAAGGTGGACATAAAGTTGGCGACTTAATAACAGAAGGTAATTGGGTAAAGCAAATATGGGATTTCTTTATTGAGCCTGCAAACTCTGATTATTCTGGAAGTACACAAGATTATTATTCTATTGTCGATGATGCTACCACAGGCGAAACGAAGTCTATAATGTTTTATGTCGCTCATGCACCTCAAAATACTCTTGATGTATGGGAAACCGGCAATAATTTTGGTAATACAGTAACAGAGAATTATAATAATAAAATATTTGCTATCCCCAAATCTATTAATTCTTGGAACGCAATGTCGCAAAAAATTGGAGTTCAAAAAGATTTTTATAAGGATAACAAATCTTTTATTGATATGACTTTGCAAATTGAAAATTTAACAATGTCTAACAATATTATTTTTTCTCCGTGGGTAATGAAACTTTCTGATTTGTTAGGAGATTATCCGAAATTTGATAGAACGATAATTTATACATCAAATCCAATAAATCGTGGTGTACAATATATAATTTCAGAATTTGCATCAGAAGAAGTCGTTCAAGGCGTATATGCGGTTGCACGTAACAGTCCGATAATAACTTTTAAATTTTATTCGGATATTATAGAACAAAGTATTGAAGATTCTGTATTATACGATTTTTCTTCTCAATTGGATTTTATGCTAAATCCTCATTATAGCGAATCCTATCCTTTAAGTAAAGATAAGGTTATGCTACAAAGTTTTAAATGCGAAAAAATTCGATTTAAAAACAATAAAAAAACAATGCAATTATGCGGTAAATTATCTATGGTGTATCAATATGGTTCTTTGCCACAAAGTTATGCACTTATTTCAGAAATACCATTCATTTTTACATTGTTACAAATGGGGCAACAAGGTTCTCTTGTTAGTTCGATAATGCCTAATACTAATCAATCTGAACAATACTTTGGGCTTTCTTTAGACAATTCTGTTATTTATTACTCGAGTCTAATTGATAAACAAACTTATACTTGGGCTGACGCATATAATCCAAAAACAAATTTAAATGCCGGATATGCAATTCTTCCGGGAGATATTGTAGGGGGTTACGAAACAGATCTTAATTATTCAGAAAAAGAAGATTATAAACAAGGCACATTTGTATTTACATACGACCATAAAACAATAACTCTTTCGGGTAGTGGACGAACTGCATTGTCTGATTATGTGAGATCGGATTTAAATCAAGGTCAATACAATTATGGTTCTCGTAAGGCTTGGAGTGGAGAAAATATAACAACTTTACATAATATCATTTCTGGCGGAGTAATTGAACTTGATAAAGAAAAACATGCGACATATTACAAAAATATGTTCTTACATTATGACACTGAGAACCGTCTTGACGCTCAAATGTTAAAGGACTCGTATAAATATAATGAAATAAGATCGGATTTATCTTTCAATTTTAAAAGTCCTATTTCGCGTTATTTTGTTTCTCAATTAAATAATGTTAATACTCCATATATAGAAATTATATCTTTATTTAGCGTAATTTATCAAGATGGAAAAGTTCCGGCAGTAATATGGAGAGATTGCAAAAAATCAGCATCTGATATCGAATCGGGAGAGCATACCACAATAATTCTACCTGATGGCAATAAGGTTACTTATTATTTTATAAATAAACCCGATATCTATTTAGCGAATCCGGATGATATAAGTGAAACAGGCGAAATAGCAAGTACGGGGCTAATTATATCAACAGACGGAAAAAGTTATGGGGTTGCCTCTTATTCAGACAGTAAATTTAAAGTTTATATTGATGATCGGTTTATCGCAACAAAATTAAAAGCATTGTCTTTTTGGTATTTGGATGATTCTCGGGATGGTTATAATATTTCTTTAGATCCTATGGGCTATGTTCAAAATTTTGATTACAACCCTGACAATTGTTATTGTCATTTCGTATTCGGCGTAAATATAGACGATAATTTCTCAAGGAAAATATATCTATCTATGCTCAAGAAAAAAGATTTGCGAGTATTCGACGAATATCATAAAGTAATAGGTGAATCAAGGAATTATCTCAAGCCTGACGGAACAATAGATACAGATGAAAACACAGGTTATGGCACATCACAACAATTTACTGAAAAAAAATAATTAAAACTCTTGTCCTTTTATAAAATTTGTGCTACAATAAAAACGAGGTACTAAAATATGTTTTTATATTTCGATAAAAATCTTACACTGAAAACCAAAATAGACCACGGGGAAAGACCAAGACAAGGCAGTGATTTGAATATCACTGTCTGTCTTGACGCTGATTTTTGGACTGATCCCGACAATATCAAAATATGGGGTGTAAACGGTAACGATTTATGGATTATTAAATTAATTCTTACGGACCCAGATAAAACTCAATCGGTCGACTATTTTACTTCCGATAAGGGCGAACTTCGCGTTTTTAAAAAGTTATACGAAAGCGAAATTGTTTATGACCTCGTGCCGGGAACGTCGTATTATATGTACGATTTCCACTTTTCAGCAAAAGAGACAACACAGAAATTTGGAAAACTTACTGCAAATTTGTATTTTGTAAGAGATATAACTACCGACGATTATATCAAATTAGCCTCTGCCGATCAGTGGGAAACTAATTACCCGAGTATCGTTCTTGAGAATGGCGAAGTCGGGATATCTTATGGTTCGGAATATAAGAAATTTGTCGGCGACGGGTATTCTACTGCAAATACTCTCGCAAGAGAACCTATTGAAAGCGGATTAAATGCACCTACAACGACCACGAGTGCTTCCGGATATTATTACGAAATAAATCAGCAATCCGTGTGGATTTTTAAAAGAAAAGATTCGCAGTGGGTTCGCGCATTACTATTTTTACCCGATGATAACGTTTTAGGGAATTGGGATTCAACGAGGGCTTTTGGCTCTGCCGAAATAACCGTAGAAAAGACCGTCGGATATGCTCAGAAAGTTATCGATCAACTCATTTCGATAAAATATGAGGATATAATGCGTGAATTCACGAAAGTTTACGCGGCGATAAACATTGCGGGAACGCGTCCCGATTGGACTGAACAAAACAACACTTCTCCTGCGTTTATTTTGAATAAACCCGACATCGAAAAAATGCACGCGGAACTTGAGGCTAAGTTAAACGATAACTTGATTCAAGCCGCGTTGATTTCGCCTGAGAATACCTATATCGTATGGAAAGGCGATCATTTTCCTTCTTTGGAGGTAGATGGGGTTAAAGGATTTCATGCCTATGAAGGATTTAAAATTGATTTCGGTGACGGCAAACATGAAGAATTTGATCCGACACGTGAAGATAATATCGTAACACATAATTATACCGACGGCATTGATTATCACTTGATAAGTGTAAGTAAACTTTATGCGAATATGTTCGCATACGATCCGGCAGTCGTTAGTGTTATAATCGGCAATAATGTTGAATATGGGAAAATCCTTGGAAAAACATTTTATAATTGCTTAGCCTTAAAAAAGGTAATAATCCCCGATTTCGCGACTCTAATCTATTCTCAGGCGTTTGGGAATTGTATAGCGTTAGAAGAGATTACATTCGGTAAAAATGTATCTCAAATAGGCGAGAAGGCATTTGAATCTTGTCACGCTTTATCTGAAATAAAACTTGGATCGCAGGTTACATCTATAAGTAATAGCGCGTTTGCGGATAATAGAGTTTTAAAAACTGTTTATATTGAAGCAACTACTCCGCCAACAATCAGAACGGGCGTATTTCCTACCAATGTTGAAAAGATTTTTGTCCCCGAGAGTGCATACGAGGCATATAAAACGGCTTGGTCGGCATATGCGGATAAGATTGTCTACAAAGTCGATAATTCGCATTTAACGAGCAAAGTCGACAAACTCGATTCTGATAGCACCGACTTAACCGATAATTCCGATGTTAAGGTTTATGCTCAGACTACGGACAAAGAGGGTTATGCAAACGCTTCCGAATTCAATAAAGCGCATACTATCGTAAAGCGCGGTGCAAACAAAGAAATCAAAATCGGCGACGCAATGCAAGCCAACGAAGCCACTTCGTTAGGGCAGTTGAATACTGCGAAAGACGATTTAAACAACAATATCGCGATAGATCCGAACAAAACGTATGTATTGTTTGTCGGCAAAACGATTAATGTTTCTTGTGGTAGCAGTTTCTCGAACTATCAGATCGATATGGGCGACGGAACAGTTTATCCGAAAGATACGACTGTAGACGGAACGCCGATTGAGCATATTTACGCAAAAGACAGGGCGCATTTGATTGCTATTAGCGGAACTGCTCCGAACGATGCGTTCGATTTGGCGTTTTCCGGGACGGGCAATCTGTACAGAGTAATTCAGTTTGCCGACGGAATCAAGAAAATCGGAAACGTTATCGGCGATACCGCTGTAAGAGTTTGCGTTTTGCCTGAAACGCTTGAAGAGATTACCGCAGAAAACATTTTCGCAAAAGCAAAAGTTGTTTATTGCCCTGCGGCTAACCCGCCTACGATTGCTACGGGTGTATTTGCAAATTCTGAGAAGATTTTTGTAAAGACGAGTACTAATACTCAATATATTGAGGCTTGGCAGAGTTTATCTGAAAAAATTGTAAGCGAAGTCGACAGTTCCGATCTTGAAGATTTAAAAGGTATCGGTACTCGGCTGATTCAGCACATATCGAATATAAATAATCCACACAAAGTTACGAAAGAGCAAGTCGGATTAGACAAAGTGGATAACACGTCCGACTTGGATAAACCAATTTCTAAGGCAACTCAAGCCGCTCTCGACCAAAAAATAGGTGCGGGCGGCGGTGCGGTTGTCGGAGATATGACGATTCAGGGCAATCTTACCGTTCAAGGAACTGCAATGTATGAAAACGTACAGTCTTTAAACGTAAAAGACGCTATAATCGTTACGAATATTGACGGTGAACCACTCAACGCGGCATTGTCAGGTCTTGCTATTAAGAAAAATTCGTCCAAAGTGTACGGTTTAATGTACGATCCGACGGACGATACCGTAAAATTCGGCGAAGGTTTTCTCGACGCGGAAAACAAATATTTCAAGTTCTCTGAACATGAGGGCAAGCCGATTGCTACGAGAGCCGACAGCAAAGATTTGGTCGAAGCGCATATAATCAAGTGGGACTCGTATATTAACGCTTTTGTAGATAGCGGTGTGAAAGTTTCGGATCTCGCTAAATCGTCTGTATTCGATTTAAAGCATTCCAAAATTCAAAACACCGATTTGAACGGCAATAAAGAGGATAGTTGGGGAACGGAAGAAGCAGATACAGACCTGACTATTTATTCCAAATCGTTCTATCTTAAAGACGGCGAACAGACCGAAAAATATACAGGTGTAACGGTCGGCGACGGATATGTGAATGTGGTACATTCGGGTAGCGCGGGCAACGCAAAGTTTGCAATGCTCGAAAACGAATTTCTGATTACTTCGTCCGACGCTAACGGAAAGACCGTAACCGTAGAAATTACTCCCGACGGCGCGACAATCGACAATTACGACGTTATGACGAGCAAAGGCGGTACGTTTATCGCTCGCCCGAAAGTTCAGGAAAACGGCGAAGCGGTTTCCGTCGCGCTTATAAAAGATATCGCGAACTTCCTTGCAAAACAGAGCGTCGGCGATAATTATTCGTGTGTTATCACGAGCGAAAACGGAGCGTTCAAAATCGAAATAACGAAGAGCGGCGAACAGTCCGCAACACATAGTTTCGGTGTCAGCAAGGACGGCGTAACGGTCGATAACGAGAATATCCCGACTGCGGGTAAACTCAATAAACTTCTCGCTCAAATCGACGAAAACATTATTATCAATCCCGATAAAACGTATTTGTTGTTCGGCGGTACGACCTTTGCCGCTCCGCAAGTCGCATACGATATCGATTTCGGCGACGGAACGATCTACGACAAGCAGAGCGCGATAAACCACACCTACACCGACGGCTTTGATTATCATATCATAACGATTTCGACGGGTTCGGCTACAACGTTTAGTCTTGGAGCGAATTCGACTACTTTGGGTTCGGACGCTTCGTTCAGAGTTGTGCATTTTGCCGAGGGTTTGACAAATATTCAAACATTCGGCGAAAACGTAAAAACCGAAGTTGCGATATTCCCGTCAACCGTAACGGCTATCGGCTCGAATGTTCTTAACAAAGTCGACCTTGTTTATATCAATGCGGATTTACCCCCGACGAGAGGCTCTGCAAGCATTGAAAAAGCAAAGAAAATCTTTGTTAAGAGAACTGCGAACACTATATACAAAAACGCTCAGGATTGGCTGTTATTGGCTAATAATATCGTCCACGAAATCGATAGTTCGGATATTATCGGAGCGGGGCTGTCCGACGAAGATATTGCTCGTTCGGTTACGTTATCGAATCCGTCGACGGCGACAAACGGAACTTTAACCGAATTGGAACTCTCGACGTTGCTTGCAAGCAATCTGAATTTCATTATTTTTAATAACGAGATTTATTATCTTGCCGACAAAGGTCACACCGAGGGGATTGTAAGTTACACACACAACGGTTGGAACGGTGCGGCGATTCAGAATAAGAGCATAAACATAACGCTGTCTACACGTGCGTGGTCTTTGGTAACGGGTTTGACCGATATCAAAGCGTTTATCCATAATATCTACATAAAAGGTACGGACGACGGCGGAAATACTGTTTGCGAAATTCGGCTTAAACGGTTGTCGGCGGGAGCAACGAAAATTACGAGTATTGCGGGCTTGGCTTCATTGATTGATAATAATCAAGTTGTCGAGGCTTCGGGCTATAAACTTGTAAACGGGAATTATTTATCAATTCCGTGGATAAAAAACAACAGTCTGTATACTGTGCCGGCAATGTCCGCTGTCGGAAATCCCGCTTGGTATAATTTTACGTCGATGACTTGCGAAGTCGAAGATACGGTCGATATGTTTAATTTCGCAAAATAATATTTATTAATCTGTTGATTTTTAGATGTTTTTGTTGTACAATAGATATAGGAGAACATTATGCATCCTTATAGAAAATTATTGATAAAAGCAAGTTTGGTCGAGGCTGTCGGAATCGGCGACCTCGTACTGTCTTGCCAAGACGGTATAGTTACGCTGAATCCGAACGGACGCGGCTTTAAAATCTCGGTATCGAACGGAATCGTTACGTTATTGACTTAACGAGGTGAGTTTATGAGCGGAAAGAATTTAAAAATCGACGGAAAAGTCTGCCCGAATGTGACCGTAATAAAAGCACTCGACACCGACCAAAATAAATTGGTTGAGTTTGTAGACACCTCGGACGCAAACGCGACTTCGAGTGACATTATAACGGGCAAAACGGCATATGTCGACGGAAAGAAAGTTATCGGCGAGGCGACTGCGGGTATAGACACTTCGGACGCTACAGCAATCGCCGCCGATATCCGTTTGGGAAAGACTGCATACGCGAAAGACGCGAAACTCACGGGAACGATAGAAGATTATGCTGGCTCGACACCGATACAATTAACAGACCAAAACGGTGTAAACCTTAATACAAAAGGCAAATATTGCCCCGAAGATATTACGGTAGTTCCGCAATTACAGGAAAAGACAGTCACGCCGTCCGAAACGCAACAAACGGCAACGCCTGACGCGAATTATGCGGGACTGAGTAAAGTTATTGTCGGAGCAGTTCAGACGAAAGAAGTGACCGTAACGCCCGCAAAAGGTCAGCAAGTTTTGGAAGTTACCGACAATAAGTATTACAAAAAGGTAACGGTCGAGGCAATTCCTGCTGATTATGTAATTCCGAGCGGCACTATTCAGATAACTGAGAACGGCGTTGTTGACGTTTCGGGCAAGGCAAACGCAAACGTAAACGTGCCTACGGGTGTTGATACAAACGATGCCACGGCGGGTTCGGGAGATATCTTGCAAGGTAAAACAGCGTATGCAAAAGGCGTTAAATTGACAGGCTCGGTTTTGACTTACGACGGGGCATTTGTTGGAAATACTCATACGATAACAGCAACGCTTACAAACGTAACAGCCGCAAGCGGAAATGCGACGACTATTGCAGTAGGCGAAACAAAGGTTTTGACATATACAGCGGCAGACGGTTATGCACTTCCTGATACGGTAACAGTTACGGGTGCAACGGGCGTTTGGGATAAGGACGCAGGAACTCTTACGTTGAGTAATCCGACGGGTGATGTAGCGTTTACGATCGCGGGTGTTGAGGCGGCACCGACCTTGCAATATTACGGAACAGGAACAGATTTATCACAAGGAAGAGGTGAATTGGCGGCAACAACAGTAGGTAATTATGCTTTATTTGGCGGTGGA